ATGATAGAGTCCATGGGTCCTAGTGATCGTGCAATAGATGCAAAAGCTCAACATGATCAACGTTTCGCTGGTTATTACTACGGACTTGAAACAAGTTATCAACTGTGTAGAGAAGCAGTTGTAATGACGGAAGGCGAAGAATGGACTAATGCTTATTACAACGGTTTTCAACAAGGGAGAAAAGAAGGCATATCACTTTGTAAACGAGGACGATAATGTACGCTGTAATTTTTATAGTAAACGTGTTAGGGTTCACTACAGAAGAACAAGTTATACCTTATTACGATATGATAGAAGGTCATATGGAAGTGTTAATAGTTATTCTCGATACAGATGCAACATTGACACCTCAACACATAATACCTATAAACGCACTCAGAGATATGGGATAGATCTTTTTGCCTATTTCGGTTGACAAATTGTTCCTTTTAGCCTATAATACGTAGTATATTAAATAGCAAAAGGGAACAAGATATGGCCTACATGAACCAAGAGAAGAAGAAAGAAATCGCAGTACTATTAAAAGAGAAACTTAAAGGCTATGATATTAAGTATTCACTAGCTGTTGATAATCATTCAACTATTGTATTGAACATTAATAGAGGTTCAGTTGACTTTATTAATGATTACTACAACAATGCTAAGTCTAACCCAAACTTTAGAGATGACGTGGATAGCAGACAGTACGTTGGTGTAAACAACTATCACATTGATGATTACTTTACAGGTGAGAGAAAAGAGATCTTAAAAATTGCAAACGAGTGCTTAAACTTAAACAACTTTGATAAGAGTGATGCAATGACTGACTACTTCTATGTAGGACATTACGTTGAAATCAACGTAGGCAAATGGAATAAAGATTATGTATTAACGGAGGCGTAAGATGAAAGACGATAACAAAGTAGTAGTTACATTAAACAACAGCTATATCACAAAACTAGCGAACAGATACAAAGACCTTAACACGCAGTTAAAAGACGTTAAAGAGAACAGAGACTCGTCGTTAACAGAACTTAGAGCTAAGGTACTAGATCAGTTTGATCCAGAGGATGAAACTAAGACTCGTGTACTAAAGACAAGCTCTGTTAGGATCACAGTTAATAAGCGCACTGTACGTAAGGTTCTTAATACTGACATGGAGTCTGTGTTTGCGAACATCTGCGAGATGTACGGCATCCCAAGAGAAGATTTAGACAAAGTTATTGAGAACAACACAACAATGACAGAGCGAGAAGTACCACCTGCAGTTAGAGTGGCATGAATGGGTGTTTATCGATTATTAATTTCTTGTCCGGATGCACATGGTCTAGTAGCTAAAGTGAGTCAATTCATCTTTGCACATAATAGCAACATCAAACAAGCACACCATCACTTAGACGATACTAACAAACGATTTTTTATGCGTATTGAGATCAAAACAACTGAACAATCTCAGTCAATTGATGAATTCAGAACTAAGTTTGGTATTATTGCTACTGAATATAACATGACTTGGCATTTAAACGACGTATCTAAGCTAAAGCGTATTTTGATTATGGGCTCTAATAGTTCGCATTGTGTAGCTGATTTACTACACCGAAGGCACGAAAATGAACTCGATGGTAAGCTCATCGGTGTATTGTCAAATCATAATAAACTATCGGAACTGGCTAGTTGGTACGACGTGCCGTTTAAACATGTTGGCATTAATACAGCTACAAAGGCAGAAGATATTGCTAGCATGACGCAAGCTGTTGTTGATTTTAATCCTGATGTAGTAGTCCTAGCACGTTATATGCAGATTATTCCTGCAGACTTATGCGAGCAGTTTAAAGGTAGAATTATTAATATTCATCATTCATTCTTGCCATCGTTTGTTGGCGCTAATCCATACAAGCGTGCGGCAGATCGAGGTGTTAAGTTAATTGGTGCTACTTGTCATTATGTAACTGCTAATTTAGACGAAGGTCCTATTATCGAGCAAGACGTAGTGCGTGTCGACCACGCAGACAGTGCTGATGATATGAAGAAAATGGGGCAAGATATTGAGAAGATCACGCTTGCAAAAGGTCTGCAATATCACCTAGAAGATCGAGTTCTAACATGTAGCAATAAGACAATTGTCTTTTCATAAGATGAGACTGTTAACATTAGGACTAGTACTAGCACTTAATACTAGTGCAGAGACGCCATTATATGAAGCTGGTGCAATAACATGGTACGCAGAGAAATGCGGATCGTTAACTAAAAAAGGTAAAGAAGAACTAACGACAAGAGTTGCTAATAATAAGACCCTAATGGCGTTAGAAGACAACGACTTTGATCGTGGATTTAGTAAAGCTAAGAACACAGGATGCTTTGTGATGAACATTGTTGTTAAAGCAAACAACGACGAAGGCTACTTTAAATAAACCTACTCTTACTGCCTATTTTGGTTGACAAATCTCAATTTTTAGTCTATAATACATAGTATAAACAATAAGGGGAGAGATATGAAAACATACGAAGCACAAGTTAAAGCAAGCAACGGCATTATAATGCCAGTTACTGTAGAAGCTGAAAACAGAATGTATGCTATTGAAATGGTTAATGGTATGTATGGCGCAGAAAACGTTTTAATGCCAGCATGCGAAGTATTTGAAGCTTACAAGCGTACTCCTGTACGTGCTCCATCGCCGAGTGTAGATGCGTTAAGTGAAGCTAGAATTAGAGAAAAAGAAGCAAATTCATACTATTATAATTATGATGCAGATTTTTCGTACAATAGTGAGACAGATTACATAGGTGCATCTAGCTATGGTGCATCTAGCTATTTAAGTAGAAGTACATTTCCGGACAATAGTGATCTATCATTAGCTAAGTTTTTCCTTTGGATGATACCAGTTTCAATAATCGTAATAGCATTTATAACATAAAGGAAATTATGACAAAATTAACAACAGCAAGAGTATTTTCGGCAGTAGTGTTTGTATTAATACTAGCGGCAGCATCAGGAGTGTTTACTCCAGAGGTAGACAGAGTTCCAGTTCCGGTAACAGTTGAACAATTAGAGATAGAGAGTACTGTTGTACATACTTTCGTAGACTATCCACTAACAGAAAGCGACTAGGATTTTCCGATAAACCCAAAGGTACAATTTTAACTTTTGAGAAAGTCTAGTTATTAGTATTGACGAAACTTATGGTTTATGTTAATATAAAACCAACGGTAATATCGTATGAAAATAAAAATCATGATTTTAAGAATATCAACTATAATTATACTGCTTAGTTTAGGAGTCTTTAATCTAGTACACGCAATGACGACAGAAGAGGTTATTAACTATTTAAGCACTAATAACTGTATAACCGGTGCGTACCATGTCAAGCCGGAAGAGAATAACATTTATCACTTTACGTATTTAATGAGAGCCAAGCATTGGGAAAACCAATTTCCTGTAATTGCTACAGATTACAATAATTTTGAAATTACTTGCACAACAGATGTAGGAATCAGTTCTGATCAGATCAAAAATAAAGATAAAAGATGATAATAGCCGTTGTTAGGTAAACGGTATACCGTTGTTAGGTAAACGGTTAAACTGACATTCTTTCTACTTATATCGATTGACTACTTAGTCTACAATACAAACTATATTAAATAATTAATCGGAGGCGCGAGATGGGCACTTAGAAAAAATACCTGCATAGCAGGGTAATATGTTAGCACAATATAACGTTTGAGGAGAGTGAAAATGAAAATAGAAGAAGTAAAGAAGCTAGTAAGAAATGGCACAAGTGTGCTTATTGCTGTACACATGTACTATGATTCAAAAAATAAAAATACAACAGAATTAGTTAGGAATATCGAAAGTCATAGAAAACACAGGTTCATAACTTAATCCAACACCAAACTTAAACCAAAAAAGCGTGTAATATGTAAATATATTATGCGCTTTTTTATCTCTTTTATCTCAACAACATGATCATATACGTTGAAGCTGGAACACATAAGTTACAACGACTTGCTTACTGTGTGCTAGAATATTGTTATGACGAATTAATTTCAACTTATGATACTAACATCAACGTATATTTAACTAAGCCAGACGACGGTCTTGCTGGATGGTGTGTATATGATGAAGGTGAGTTTGAGATAGAAGTCGACGAGTCTTTACCGAGAGAAGAATTTATAAAAACAATATGCCACGAAATGGTTCATGTGAAGCAGTATCTTAAAGGTGAACTAGTAGAAGAGCGTTGTAAGAGGATATGGAAAGGCGTTGATCACACAAGCGACTCACACTTTGACTATCCCTGGGAGATAGAAGCGTACGAGTTAGAAGAAGTCTTATATAAATTGTTTGAGGAGATGATATGAAAGAAGAAAGAATGACAAGTGTAGTGTCTTTAGGACTACTGTACATACAAGAAAAAAATCGTAGGATAGAAGTAGAAAAGAAATACGATACTTTAGTTGGCATAATTAAAGAGGAAGGTAAACAACGAGCAAAAAAACATTGATGTATTAAGTAGTGCTTTATAGAATACAGACATTATAAACGAAGTAAGCGAATTAGACACGTTTGACATGAGGTAAAAATGCAATTTACAATTATTGGCACAGGGTTTGTTGGCACAGCTATTATAAACGCCCTTAAAGATAAACACACAGTATCAATAATTGATCCTCCTAAGGGTGAAGAAGAAGATGCAAAGAAGTACACAGGCGCAGATGGTATTATCATCTGTGTTCCTACACCGGAAGGTGCAGATGGTGCATGCGATGATTCACTAGTTAAGTATTATTTAAAGTCAGCGCGGTTACATAGTACTGCGCCTATACTAATTAAGTCCACTACAGATATCAGTACGTTATCTGATATCTTAGACCGAGATGTTACGTTCTCCCCAGAATTCCTTTTAGCTAGAAACGCTAATGAGGATTTTCTAAATCAAGAGTTCGCTATCTTCGGCGGAGGTAGTGGCAGGTTTTGGTATGAGATATTTAAAGATATCTGCAATATCGAGCACGTTAGATTTACTGATCTAATAACAGCAGGCTTTGCTAAGTATACGATTAACTCGTTTCTAGCAATGAAAGTAGTTTTCTTTAATGAATTATACGACTTGTATAACCAAACATCAGGAGTATCATTTGATGCTCTGACAGAAATGGTTAGTCTAGATCCACGCATAGGTAACACACACCTACAAGTACCAGGACCAGAAGGAGGCTTTGGCTTCGGTGGTATGTGTTTTCCTAAAGACACTAAAGCCTTTGTAGAATTCTCTAAGAAGCACAAGAAGGAACTCAAACTTCTTAGAAAGGCAATTATAATTAATAATACCTTGCAACAGAAATAAAAAATCCACTATAATACGCAGGTAAGATACATATAATTTTGTTTTAACTTAGGAGAAGTATAGTGAAGATTCAACCCTTACGTGATCGTGTAGTTATTAAACGCGAAGATGAAGACCAAGTCTCAGCAGGCGGGATTATTATTCCTGGAACTGCAACAGAGAAACCAAGCAGAGGTGAAGTAATTGCAGTTGGCAACGGCTTTGTAGACAGTAATGGCGAACGTCAAGAACTTGATGTAACAGTAGGTGATATTGTTATATTTGGACAGAGTGCTGGTACAGAAGTAACAGTAGAAGACGAAGACTTTGTTGTTATGCTTGAAGAAGAAATTATTGCAGTAATTAGTTAAGGAGAATAGATGAGCGCAAAAGAAGTAAAATTTGGCAGTGACGCCAGAACATTAATGCTAGAAGGTGTAAACGTACTAGCAGAAGCAGTTAAAGTAACATTAGGTCCTAAAGGGCGCAACGTAGTAATTGACAAACCATTTGGCGGTCCTATTATTACTAAAGATGGTGTAACAGTAGCTAGAGAAATCGAACTTGAAGGCAAGTTTCAGAACATGGGAGCACAGTTAGTTAAAGAAGTTGCTTCTAAAACCAACGATGATGCAGGTGATGGTACAACTACAGCAACAGTGCTAGCACAAGCTATCTTCCAAGAAGGTATCAAAGCAGTTGCAGCCGGCATGAACCCGATGGATTTAAAACGCGGTATTGATATTGCAACCAAAGCGGCAGTAGATAAGATACACGACTTATCTACACCTTGTACTGATACAAATAGTATTGCTCAAGTAGGTACTATTAGTGCTAACTCGGATAATTCAATTGGTAGTATTATTGCAGAAGCAATGGAAAAAGTTGGCAATGAAGGTGTTATCACAGTAGAAGATGGTACATCATTTGATACTGAACTAGACGTTGTAGAAGGTATGCAATTCGATCGCGGGTACTTATCACCGTATTTTGTTACTAATCACAGCAACATGACAGCAGAGTTAGACAATCCGTTTATCTTATTGTTTGATAGTAAGATTTCAAACATTAGAGATTTATTGCCAATCTTAGAAGGTGTCAGTAAAGCAGGCAACCCATTACTAATCATTTGTGAAGATGTAGAAGGCGAAGCACTAGCGACATTAGTAGTTAATAACATGCGTGGTATCGTTAAAGTAGCGGCTGTTAAGGCACCTGGGTTTGGTGATAGACGTAAAGAAATGTTACAAGATATTGCGACATTAACTGGTGGCACTGTTATTTCTGAAGAAGTCGGCTTAACGTTAGACGGTGCAGGTTTAGATGACTTAGGTACTTGCAAACGTATTGTAGTAGAGAAAGATAATACTATTATTGTAGACGGTCAAGGTGCTAGTGATGCAATTGAAGGGCGTATATCTCAAATTAAGACACATATTGAAAACAGCACTTCGGAGTATGACACAGAGAAGCTAAATGAGCGTCTTGCTAAACTATCTGGTGGTGTTGCAGTTATTAAAGTAGGTGCGGCAACCGAAGTAGAGATGAAAGAGAAGAAAGACAGAATCGATGATGCATTACATGCAACACGCGCGGCAGTACAAGAAGGTGTTGTACCAGGCGGCGGTGTAGCTCTAGTACGTGCTATTGATGGTGTAATGGCATTAACTGTTGCTAACCATGATCAACAAGTCGGCGTAGATATTATGACACGTGCAATGACATCGCCACTAAGACAGATAGTTTCGAATGCTGGCGGTGAACCATCAGTAGTGCTTAATACTATTTCAGAAGAAGATGGCAATTTTGGCTACAATGCTAGTACTGATACGTTTGGTGATATGTTTGATATGGGTATTTTAGATCCTGCTAAAGTAGTTCGTTCTGCATTGCAGTACGCATCATCAGTAGCTGGATTAATGATTACTACAGAAGCAATGGTAACAGACATTCCGCAAGATGATGCGCCTGCAATGGGCGGTATGCCACCGGGCGGTATGGGCGGCATGCCAGGTATGATGTAATGTCTAATGTAACTAAAAGACCACCATTTACTACTAAGGGTTCTAGTGATACTAATCCAAGGAATACGTTCCGTAAAGAGGATTTAATACCACATACACAGAACTATAAGATCGGCAAGAAGACTCCAGAAGAGTACGATGCAATGCGTTAGTAAGTAACTGATAAAAACAAAAAGCCTAACAAATGTTAGGCTTTTTCTTGACTTTTGAATCATAGTGCAGTATAGTACATATTTTTAATAATAGAGTAACATATGAGTGTGGCAGAAATAAAAAAGATATTTAGACATAGAAAAACTGTAGAATATTGTGAACGACAGTTGGGATTAAATGTATTAAACGACAGGGAGAAGGCAACGTTAGAGTTTATTGCTAGCAGAAGTGGCACTAGAATCACAGATATACTCAACGAGTCTTATTTTAGCAACTCTTCACTTTCTACAGTTAAACGAAGTGTCGAATTATTAAAGAAGAAGAAGTTAATTAAGCCATTACCAACATCAGATGGACGAGATAGATACTTAGTAATAGTGTAACTGAACTACGCCCAGCATTTGTTGGGCTTTTTCTTGGCTAAATATATGCGTATATTATTATTAAGGAGTACGCATGCTATTTTGGTTAATGAAACAATTATTTCTGTTCAAGCTATATGAATGGTTAGGTAGAAGAGTTGCTAAGAGACTACAAGTCAAATATGGGTTAGGGAAAGACTTTGAGCAGACATTTAGCAAATCGCATGATGTGAACTGGAAAGAAGTCAAGCACTATGCTACTCTGTCAAAGCTTGTATACAACAAGAACCCGAAAGACATAACAAAGAAGTACCCAGATGCTTATGTTAACCATATAAACAAGATACGTTATTTTATGATAACAGACGATTCGTCTAAGTCGTACACTATTGTTATTAGGGGCACTAAAAACGTTAGGAACATCTTCCAGGACTTAAAGTTTAATAAAGATAGATCAAAACGCTTGGGCTGTAAACTACATAGTGGATTCCATAAAGTTGCAGAAGAGATTTTTGATGATTTGAAACCACAGATGAGTAAGAAATCATATAAGATATTTGTTACTGGACATTCGTTAGGTGGCGCAGAAGCAGTTATTATAGGTGCTTATTGTGATCAAGCAAACATGAAGTTATCTAAGATTGTTACATTCGGACAGCCAAAAGTGTTTGACAGAGATGGTGCTAAGAAGTGGGGACATCTACCATTAACAAGGGTTGTTAATGAAACAGATGTAGTACCTTTAGTACCACCAGTAGAGTTAGTGTACATGTTTAAACGCTATGTACATTTTGGTAAGATGATTAAGTTACTAGATAAAGAGTACTATTGCTTTTTAGAAGACGCACAAGCACGTAATATGGGTGTAAATTCGTTCTGGCTTAACTCAGCTAAGACAGGGTTTAGTATGTGGAACATGGGTAAAGAAATGCCAGATCACTTTATGAAGAACTACGTAGCAAACATTATGCCTAAGATTAACGGTGGCAAAGAAGTCTTATGGAAAGATAGAGAAGCGTTCTTAATGGAAGACTTAAGAAAGGAGAAAAAATGATTACTATAACATTTATAATTGGATTCGTTGCTGGGTGGATAGTTCACAACTACTTAGATTCAATTAAAGACTTTATTAAAAATTTACTATAATATATTATATTATAATGTTGTATTGCTCAGCTAACAGTTTAATCTGTTTAGTGGGTTTACAACTTTTTGGATATTCCAACGCTTTTCTTCGCGGGTAGTCTACTTTATACAGTTTAGCAATCTTATTGAAGTTACGCTTGCCTAGTTTCTTAACTTTAGTCTTCTCAGTTGGATGTATGTACTTCTGCTCACACGGTGGATTCTCTAAATAGTCAGCTAAGTTACGCAAGTACGTTGGCAAGTCTGTGTATTTGCCTAATCCCATTCTTTTCCAGTTGTTTGTTATCTTACCTTCTAATGCGTTAGCGAACCGATCTATGGCACCCCTGACTAATCCATCTCCATTAGGTCCTGCAGGGTTTGCTTTGAGCTTGTGCTTGTGATCTACAACCATACCATCTAACGGTCGTTCAACACTAAGCAACGGACAAACATTATTCTGCTTTTCATGTAGTTTGCGTTTGAACTCTCTTAGTTCTTTTTGTTCTAGTTGTATCAAGATCATCAATCTTAGTTATGCTATAATAAGGTTAAATAGCATTTTTAATAAGGAGATAAGAAGCGGTGGAAACATACAAACACACTAATGCAGAGTGCAAGGAAAAATTAGAAGGGATTAAGATAATGCTTCGGGAACTATCACTTAATATTGACCCTTCGGTGCGTGCAACAGCAGACGGTGCTACAGAAATGATTAATCAATTAATTAGAGAACTAACTGTTTGAAACTAAATGATTGAAACTGTAGAATACATCGGGTCTGCACTTGCTTTTTTTGGTGCATACCTATTAGCAAAAAATAATAATAATAGTAAGTGGGGATTTGTTGCTTACATAGTTTCAAACATGTTCTTTATTACTTGGTCTGTTATGCTTGAAGTATGGGGCATATTATTCATGAACATAGGATTCTTGTTTATTAACATGTTTGGAATCAAAAAATGGTTTTCGTAGCGATATAGCACTTTGCAGTAACAAAAGGTAACAAAAGGTAACAAAAAGTAACTAATTTACTATCAAACTAGATAAAACGACAAAATAACATTACTTATAGTACATTATAAACTATAAATGGTGTTATCAATTTGTGATACTGCACATCAAAAACCCCACTATAATGCCATAGCTATGGGGGTTTCGTAGTAGAGGCAAATCACTATGCTGTACTCTATTCCCGAGTAACAAATCATTTAAAAATTACAAAAAAACATCATAAAACACTTGACTTTTGCAATTTATATGCTACATATTGCAGGAAATAAACAGATTTGGTTGACCTTTTTCCATAATGCGAGTATAATTCGACTATAACGAACTAAAGAGAGGAGAAGGTATTACATCACAGCGTTATTGTTTTTATATTATATATTAATTTTATATTATATATTAATTATATTATATTATATATTAATAATAGTGCTTGATAATATGTTGCGTTAATAAAAGTAGCATAGTGTAATGTAACGTAACGACCATGGGGTAGTTACGTTATTGTATGAACTCAACACATTATGTGTTGATATAACTAAAAATGAGGAAAGAAAAATGAATAAATGGGAAAGAGAAGTATTTTTGCCAAAACTAGCAAAAAAATCAATGTCAGATGCAGAGTTTATAAAAGTGTCACGCGAATATGATCGCCAAACACATAACGTAACAAGACAAGCATTTAATGACATACACGGAACAGTTGATGCAATTGTAGCGGCACATAAGCTAGAAGATCACGCAAATGTTCGTGTTCGTGTTACTGTATCCGATGCATACCGACTATCAGGAAAATGGTCCAAGAAAGGCTACCTTAAAGAGTTGTCATCAGGTCCTATGACAGAAAGACGGTTCAATAGTATCATGAAGCATGTTGCATCTGATAATACTCGCAAGTTCAGAAAAGAGTACAACGTACAACGTAACGTTGCAAATTCTATCTGGGACGAAACGGTGCATTAAACTATAGTAATATCTTTGATAATATGTGTTAAATTAATCTAAAGTTTACTATAGGGAAATACATACATAATGCATAAATTGGAGGAAAAGGATAACCATGACCGGTTATCCTTTTTTAACGTCTGCATGATCAGTAATCATTAAAGTATACAGTACTAAGAAGTAGTTCTTTGATTTAACTCGATGAATAATAATCCATTAATCTTGCATGCAAACATTGTATTTTTTCAATATCCGCTCTAAGCTGTATCTCAGTTGATAATCCGCAGTAGTCTAACGCTTCGCAGTGTCTATAGTACAGTTTCTTAACTGTATTAATTGTAATTCTTAATTCTGTCAGCGTTGGCTCGTACGGTGTGCCCCAATCATCAGGCATCATTTCTGTTGGCTCCGGAACTTTCCTCACCCGGAATTGTATTAAATCTCCCATATTTTTCTCCTCTCTAAAAATATTTACCTTTATACTAACACAAATTTAACCTGTCTGTCAAACAACTTATTAGGCACGGTATAAAGAAACGCTTGGCAATTAAGCGAAGGCTAATCTTTTTGCCTATTTTGGTTGACAGATTAGCCTCCTTAGTCTATAATACGTAGTATATTAAATAGCAAAAGGGAACGACATGAGAGACTTCAACTTATCAAACAAAGAAAAAGCATTATTAACAGTGTGGGCAATCCACGCAAAAGACAGCTGTGGTGCTTGGGGTTCAGAATTACTCGACGACAACTTTTCATACGTTAGTGCATCAGAATTAACTAAAAAGGGTTCATTTAATAAGAACGAAGTAGCAGGCTTATTAGGTTCATTAACAGAAAAAGGCGTTGTATTAAACGATGATGAAGACAGAGAACATGTAATATACTGTGTTGATTCTTGTGCTATTAAAGACGGTGTATTTGCGTTCTTAGATAGTAAAGAACCAGTTGACTGTTCAATACACTAAAATAGAAAGTTTAGCATTTATTACGGAGGTTTAATATAATGAAACACTTATTACTTTTATTAACGTTAACAGCAGGCACAGCAAGTGCTTGTAGTCTAGCACCAGGGCACGATTTTGAGAAGTATCCAAATCCATGTCAGAGTTCAACTATTATAAAATACTTATACGAGTTAAACAATGGCGAAACTAGAGTGTTCGATGAACCACAAGATCATTACTGCAAGGACGACGCAGATGGTGGCAGGTTTTTCCCTAAAATTTTTAATAAAGTCTTAGATCCAAGTGTAACTAATTGCATCAAGACACAGTAGTAGGATTAGTAGGTAACACAGTTTATAGGTAGTGTAGCTCAGTGGTAGAGCAAGGTAGTTGAAATAGTATTACCCGTGGCCCTGGTTCAATTCCAGGTACTACCTTCCAAAAAAAGATAGATCTTTTTACGTAGTTTGATTGACACTTTGTTCTTTTGGTTCTATAATACGTAAAAAGATAAAAGATAAAAAATACTTACAAACAACTTAACCTAGGAGAAAAAATGGATATTAAAAACATGCAAGAAACGATTAGCACAATTATGTCGACTAGTTTGTCAGATGAAAAGAAAAATAAGTTAGTTGAGGCGATGCTTTCGTCGGTTATTAAAAATAGTCCAACAAAAGCAAGACAATCAAAAGGTGCTTGGACTGACCAGGATACTAAATACGTATATTCTACAGCATTAAAGTGCTATGGTCCGATAGAAACATGGGAGTACGGCGAACAGTCAAAGCCAGCATTTGTAAGAACATTAGATAAACTAGCAAAACATACTGGCAGAACCACATTAGCAGTTAAATCACATCTCAATAATGTGGGTTCTACTAATAATCTAACACTCAACAAAAAAAATTCAAGTAGTATCAAACGTTTAGTACACTATAAACAAATCGCTCTTAACGTAGGGTTGATTAACCAAGCATCGTATATAGAAACACTAAGCAATGGATTAAAACACGGAACAATAACTGTAGCAGAATTACAAAAATATTTAGATATTACTGGTAATTCTGCACAAATGGGAACTGTTGCTACATCAGTCGAGCCTATGAGCTCTCCTGAAAAGTTAATAGCACTGTTAAAGAAGAAAGGAGAGCTTGCGCCTACTACAAAAAGAAGATATGTTCATTACACACACGAAGAGCGTGTGGGTATCTTCGGACGAATTAAAGAGAAATTAGGTACATACAAAGAACTATGTGAAATTTATAATTGCAATGTAATTTCGCTTGGTGCAGTACCAGTTGAGATTTGGAGAGCGATGAAAGAAGTAGGGGAAGAAATGGGCAATAGCAGATCAGGATCTGCTATTAAAGGTCAATTAAATTGCATCACAAGCCACGCTCTTAACCCAAGTGCAAAACTAACAAAAGGAAAAATAGCTACAATTGATGCGGCGGTAGAAGCAGGATTTATCGAAGTAGTTAAAGTATGACATCCTAATTAAGTGCTTTTCTAATCTTCTATTTTGGTTGACATATTGCCCTTCTTAGTCTATAATACGTAGTATATTAAATAGCAAAAAGAGAACATCATGACAGCAGTTGAACAAGCAATTTTTAAAGCATTAGATGTAAACGTTAAAGAAACTAGATTAATCGTAGAGTTTGTAGCTATTGTTACAAGTGAAACAGAAGATGATGTTGTAAGCGCGTTACTGTCCCTAATAGACGAGAAGAGAATTACACTTGTTAGCGGCGGCCAAGATGCATACGTTTACTGCACGTTATACAAGTTATTAAACAAAGACGTATTAGCAGAGCTTGCTACAGAAAACGCAAAACACTACGTTGAAATTGACGAAGCATTAGCTAACATTAAATGGTAGGAGATAGTATGATTAGAATCACAGAAGAAAAAGCACAAGAGCATTGGATGGGCGCAACTTACACAAATGGTATAGTGCGTTGGGATACTAACAATAAGGTTCCGCCAAATGATATCGTTGAAGCTTTTGAGGTGTATGGTTACATCACTAAAGATGAAGCTGAGGCATCTAATCTTACGCACGATAATGAGATTGACTACAAATTTTTAGAAAGATACATGAAATCTATTAATGAGAGAATGGTGTTTGAGGCAATAATGTGATAAATGACAACATAAAGCATGTATTGCTTTTTATAGTTATTTTATCTGTCGGTCCGTTATTGATTTTAATCGATAAGTTCTTTGGAGTATAATATGAGCCATCCACTTAAAGATTTAAAAATAGAAGAGCAACTGCAAAAAGAGATTGACGCAGGCTACAATGTGTCAGACTTTGAAATTGAGCAATCAGCTAAGAACGTACAGATTCTCGATATGCACAAGATCAGAATAGAAGAGTACAAAGAAGAACGTACCCACAAAGTAATTGCTATTGCAAATGCCTTAGAAACTTTGCCTTTAAAGGAGTTAACCTTTGCTACACTAGCAGGTAAAGAGCTTGAAAAATTATTAGAGTTCTCAGAAGTTATTATGGATTACATCGAGGAAATGGAGTACAGACTAGAGAGTGACTTCTGTGAATCCTGCGGTGAAGAGTTATTTTCTGAGGTCGAAACTGCAAGGGGAATGTGCTATAGTTGTTAACTAACAGGTTAACAGCTTAAAAAACTTTTAGAGAGGATAGAAGTTAGCTGACTTCTATGCTCCGTGCAGATATCTCAAAAATTTCATTTAGAGAAAAGACTGAATCATTAAGGGGAATGTGCTATAATTGTTAACTAATAGGTTAATTATAAAGAGAGCATGAATATAGCAATGTATATAATGACAGCTGTACTAATTGCATTTGGCGTGTATTTAGTACATGGTGGTTGGTACTTAGCAACTGAATCTCGCAAAACTTTTTTAAAGGATAACGGCGATGTGATATTCGGTGGTATTGTATCATTCTTAGGACTTGCAGTAATAGTATGTGCTTTTACGTTACTTGATATAAGTGATGCAATGTGACACCAGAAGAAGAAGAAAAAGAAGAATTAAAAAAATATATAAAGGAACTGGAGAAAAAGATGAACAGTTTATCACAAGAAGAAAAAGAAAAGCTAGACGAACATGCAGAAATGCTGTTTAAAAAGCTACCATTGAGAACAAGAGTTAAAATTATGGTTGCAATGGTATTGACTAATCCAACTTATGGAAAGGTCTTTATATGGATTGACGTTGCTATAGGCTTAGCACTAGTGTATTGGATAACAGGTATTATCACAAGGTACTTTATAGCACTATGAATTTAGGACAATTTAAAATAGAAAATAACCACTTACTAGAAGTCGATTATGTAGTAAAATTAATAGATGAATATGAAAATGAGTTATTATCTAAGTCATTTACTGAACAGATGTTTATACTAAGTTCGGCAGTTAACAAAGACTTTAAACATAGAAAAGTTATATTTAACCGTCGCAATAATGCGACAAACGTAGAGAAGCAAGGAGAATGCAATGAGTGAGAGAACGTTTACAGTAGCAGGTACTACTAAAGATCCAGAAACAGGAATGGTTAAAGTACGATGGGGCAATGATATGATATCTAGGTTTAAAGTACTAGATAGTTCGGGTAAGGAAGATATTAATTTACATTCCCTACCAGAGCCAATGACTAAACTAGATTCATTAAAGTGGCTACTTAAAAATACAGAGCTTAATGAAGAAGAAGTAGAAGCAGTGTTCTTAAAGAAGGCCGAAAAAGCAAGAGCACAGCAAAAAGCGACGGTTAACATTTCAATACATCAAGATGTACAAACCCTAGTTAAACAGCAATAAAAAACATTATCTTCCTTTAATACAGCTAAATAAAACACTTAAACACAGGTCTAAGTACTAAATTTTATTTTTTTATTAAAGGAAGAAACATGACAAACCACGATATTATTGTAGAGCAATTTGAAGTTTACTTAATGGAGCATCAGAAGCTAACAGAGAAAGGTATTAAAGCTAGTGCGGCACGTGCTAGAAAAGCCATTCAAAACATCTCTAAGGCCGGTAAAGAGCGCCGTAAAGAAATTATGGATGAGAAGGCTTCTATCGGCGCTTAATGGCTAAAGAGGCAGGCATACAAGTTACGGGTAAGGTCATTGATGTCGTGCCTGGCAACAAATACAGGGTACAACTTGATAACACTAATAACATTATCACGTGTTACTTATCTGGTAGAATGCGTAAAAATAGAATCAGGGTGATTCTTGGTGATCAACTTGAAATCGAAATGAGCCCTTATGACATGTCTCAAGGTCGTGTAACAAGACGTAACTAATGAATCCACACATTGGGTACAGAGCGTTTCCGTCTAATGACAGTACAATATTTGAAAAAAAGCAGACTTCTCATTATGCTAGAATAAGTCTTTCTGGATTTGAAACGGGAACTATTGCCTTTTTTAAACAGTTCGGAAATTTTTATAAATGCAATTTTTCTAGAGATACGTTTAACGATCAAGTTAGTATATATAAAGAAGAGGCATTAAAATTATTTAGGTCTAATTTTAATAGCACAATCGAACATAAAGCGTATTTGCATAGAAAAATAAGATTATGCGAAATTGCTGTTAGTGAAAATTGGCATAGTCCGATTTTTGTTATTAAAGCTAACTCAAAGATAATAGCAACTACCGGGCATAATAAGATATATGCTACTGCATTGAGAAAGCAGAATTATAACTTAGATTTTGACTGTTTTGTGTTAGATCTTGATGATGATCTAAGTGATGCTTTTATAAACATCAAAGAAATATATAACGACGAAGAATTCGGCGATGCTATCGGCTCACACAATTTCGGAATTGATATATCATTTGAAAAAAGTATTGTAGGCTACATTCCATCTGTAATGCAATTTTCTAAGGAGTACCCTATTGCCTATCATAACGGGTCATTTCGTAGAACAACAGAGAATAAGGAGTTTTTTGATAAAGTAAGTAATAATCAAAAAATTACTATAGAAGTACATGATAAACACAGTTCTAGCATATATGACACTAGTGGGATTTTTGATATTAACTATGCAGAGACATTAGTTAATGTAAGTGTATCAACTGATGTACGTAAATTAAATGTTAGTAGTCGAAGTGCAATGAGATTTGTGACTTTTAGTAGCATACAGTTCGATCTAGCTGATTTGTTGCCTTACTTTAAAAAAAGTATGACAATTTACACAGGCAACGATAATAGTTTTGTTGCATTTACTAACGATCAAGAACCAAACCATGCTGAACAAATAGTGTGCCCGTCGGCACCCAATTAAAACCCTATATTAAACATAGCATAAATACATCTGACACTCACGTGAGATAGGTACGCCCTATTTTCACATTTATATATAATAACTTTTAAGGAATTAAAATGGCTCAACAAATTATTGGAATTGGAGCGGCACCAAATGATGGTACTGGCGATCAACTTAGAACAGCATTCGACAAAACTAACGACAACTTTACTGAAATCTACACAGAATTAGGTGGTGCGTCATTAAGTAATATTAGTATTTCTGGCAACACTATTTCAACTGATGATACTAACGGTGCATTAATACTTGATCCTAATGGTACAGGCGCTATTACTTTAACTGGTGCAGTTACAGCAAGTAGTACAGTAGCGATTACTGGTGTATTAAAAGTAGCTAGCGCCGCGGCATTTAGTGGTCCGAGTAATACAGCAGTAACGTTTGTTGCCGCTGATACTACTCCCACAGTTGCCGCTGGTAACATGTTCTTAACAGACACAGGTGCATTAACTATTACAGACTTTGATAATGGTTCTTCTGGTCAAGTTATTCATGTTGTATCTAAAGGTGCAGTAACATTTGATGTAACAGGTACTGATCTTAACGGCGGTAGCACAGATATTGTTACAGCCGCAGGCGATGTAACATCTTGGGTATCTGAAGATGGTACTTCGTGGCATTTAGTTAACTTTATGGATGCTAGTGCTAATTTAAGCACAGGTCACTAATAATTGACAAGGGGGGTCAATGGCACAGCCGACATGGGTCACTGAACCCGGCAGTCTTGGAACTATACCAGAGAGTAGGTTCTATCGAGTTTCGCTAGAAGCTTTTGACCCTGACTTCCCCGCTGACCCAACAAAGGTCAAATACGTAAAATTATCCGGAGATTTACCAAAAGGAATACAAGTTGATCCTAATGGTGTGATTGAAGGAACCCCTATATTAACACTCCAAGGCATACCAAATCTTGTTTCGGAAAATACAATATCAAAATTTGCTATTAGATCATTTACTGAAAAGATTGTCAATGGTAAAGTTATTCCTGATAGGATAAACGATAGAACATTTACAATGACTGTAGTTGGTCAAGATATTCCGGAATTTGTCACACCACCCGGATTACTCGGATCGTTCTTTGATGGAGAAGCAGTAGATATACAAATTGAATTTACCGATGAAGATCCAGACGATATTGTAACAATCAGTCTTATAAGTGGCGAGTTACCTTCAGGCTTAACGATTGATAATAATGGATTAATTAGCGGGCATATNGCACCTATAAGCGATACAGGTTCTGCAGTTGCAGGGTTTGAAGCAGAAGCTTGGGACGGGTTTCCGTACCAATTTAATGTAGGAACAATAAGTAGAACCTATGAGTTCGTACTTAGAGTTACAGACGGAACCGATGCTAATTTAAGAACATATTCTATATTTGTAGGTATTATAACTGCTGACAGTACAGCATTTACTGTAGATACTGAGTTATTTACGGCAGATATTATCAGTCGAGCACCATTCCTTGATCCATACACACCAGATTTAGGAACGTTTTTACACGATAATTATTTCTCTTATCAATTTAATGGAGTTGACTTTAATGGCGACATACTTAATTATAGTGTTGTAACTTCTGACACTACGCTACTTACAGCTGATTCAAAGATTACAGCAGATCTTTCGTCAGCATTGCCTACTGGGCTAATGCTAGATACAGAAACTGGATTCATGCACGGTACTATTGCTGAATTTGGGTTAGTTGAGAAGACCTTCAGTTTTACTATACTAGTGTATAAAAAAGATAATCCGATAGTCGTTACCGCATTTCCATTTACTATGGAAGTAGTTGGTAATATTAACACAGGGTTTGAATGGGTAACAGATAAAAACTTAGGCACGATTAATAACGGAAGCATTAGTGAACTATCTATAAGGGCAGAGTCTACTATACCGTTTTGTTGTTACTTAATAAAATCTGGTAGTAATAGTAAACTACCACAAGGATTGCAGTTAACAATAGCCGGCAATATAATAGGTAGAGTAAGTTACCAGACATTTGGTATTATAAGCTTTAAAACAACTACTGACAGTAATGATGTAACAATAGACACAAGTCTTATGACATCAGATGTACAAGGATTTGACACAATTACATTTGATAACGATACTACTACAGTTGATAAGACTTTTACATTTACTGTTGAAGCGTTTAGTGCAGATATGAGAGTATCAACATTTAGAACGTTTACAATTACCGTTGTTAGGAAATATGATCGTCCATCGCACGAACTACGCATCAATGCATTACCCCCACNAAACGACAGAAAATTTATAGATACGCTGTTATTTGACGAAACTATNATTAACCGAGACTTATTGTATCGANGAGACGATCCGTATTTTNGCATTGCTACTANAGTANCACATNNACATGCGTTTGGATTAAATCCCGAAACGCTATTAACGTATGTCGAGGCATTGAGATTTAATCACTATGATAGGAATNTTATATTAGGAGAAATTAAAACAGCAATAGCATTAAATGATGACGGTGAAATACAATATGAAGTTGTATACAGCTCGATTGTTGATGATTTAACTGCTGGAAATGTGAGTGTTGGGAAAAGTGTTAACACAGAAGCCGGAATAGTATATCCTGGCAGCCTTCATAATATGAGACTTCAGGTTGTTGATAATATAGGGCAAGTATCGTCGGCTCTTCCTCGGTGGATGACTTCAGTCCAGTCAGACGGCAATGTATTAGGATTTAGACATGCATGGGTTATTGCATACACATTACCGGGGCAGTCTAGTCAAGTAGCATACACTATAAATCAAAATTGGGAAGTTCCAGCATATGATGGAACACACCGTAGAAGATTACATAGGGTAGATTACACGATTGATCGATACACATTAGGCTCACAATTTATAAAGAACTGGAATACAGTTGACCAAAGATGGTCACCGTCGGCAAGTACAACATTTGATATGCTACTACATGTTGCATTAACAATAGATAGTAATNTGATTACTGTTGATAAAACGATAGGTACGACAACTCGATTACTCACATCAGACATAGATGCAGGCAGTGTTGATAGTACAACAGCTGATACAATCACTGTAACAGCTGATACAACAGTATCAGAATTTGTGCCATTTACTGTAGATTTAACAAGTNCTGTTGATTTTGATTTAGCCGGNACCGAAACAATATTCGATGGAGGGTCATGCAGATTTATAGGTATTCGACGTAAATCAGCTGACATAATTAACGATACTGCAGATAATGCAGAACTCACAACTGATGGCGGATTAATTGATACTAGTACGACTTTCGAATTTACTGATAAGTTCGACAAGTACTTATTGTTCCCTAGACTAAATGTAATAAATAAAAAGAAAGTAGTAACAGACATAATTTAAGGATAATGCAATGCTAAGTAATATAAACACAACAATAATCGATACAACATATCCTATTGCGGGACAAGATAATGATAGTCAAGGGTTTAGAGACAACTTCTCTAATACTAATTCGAATTTTATATCAGCAAAGTCAGAGATTGAAGATATCCAAAACAAAGGCATATTTAAAAGTGCATTAGATGGAAGTAATATCAACAACGATATGAACGGTACTGTTATGTCTAGTGCTAATCTTGTTGACACAAGAGAAACTGTTGTTATCCATAACGAACTTANTGGCACAATTAATTTAAGTATTAAAGAAGGTTCGTACCATACAATTTCACCGACTAGTCCAATTACGCTACAATTTAGCAATGGCACTGTAGCTGATTGGCCTTCATCCGGGGAATACAGTAAAATACGTGTAGAGATAGCAATTAATGATCCGACTGACACTATTACATTGCCGGCATCAGTATCTAATGGTGCTGTATTAGGACAAAACGGACAAGTTATTACTGTAAATGCCGTTGGTGTATACACGTATGAATTTAGTACAAGGGATGGTGGTGTTAGTGTTACTATTACTGCTATTTCTAATCCACAATTCCTTCCAGGCTTACGTACGATTGCAACGTCTGTAGGTACAGATGGTGACTTAGCAGGTATGTCGGCATTTGATGCAGGGTTCATTTATACATGTGTTGCTGATTGGGATGGTAGTTCAAACATTTGGTATAGAGTAACAACAGCAACGTCGTTCTAGAGTATATACTATAGTTTTAACCTAAGAGTATACCTATGTACGAACATCCGTTTCTTGATACAGTTGTGTTATCTGAATTATCATTAGATGATATACACGGCAAAATATCAGAATTAACAAGCAAACTTAACTTTGCGTACCAAACAAACAATCCAGCACTAATAGGACAGATACAAATGGTCTTAGAGAGTTATTCTCAAGCACGTACCCGAAAGTTAAATGATATGTTTCCTAAAGATGAAGACGGCGGACACGACGACAAGATAGACATCTCGTGAAGCAAGACAAGTACGGACAGTTAATTTTTGATGAAAATGGTATCTTAGACCTTATTATGCAAGGTATAGATGTATCCCAGGCTGATTTTCTTGTACAAGGCGTTAATACAGATCTTAATAACTTAATACAGTACCAAGATCTTGATTTATCTATAGAAGAGTTTGATGCAGACAATCAAAAGAATTGGCACATGCCTAACGAATATAAGGAGTTAGACGTTGCNGAACATGTGCTATCGTTATGCAATACCCAAGAAGAACTACAACGCTGTGGTGAAGAGCTACTAATGTATCAAGCTCGTGACTTATTTGATTTGTTACGATATTTGACATACCTTGTTCAGACAATGCAAGACAATAACGTAATCTGGGGTGTAGGACGTGGGTCTAGTGTGTCGAGTCATGTTTTGTATAAGTTAAAAGTACACAAAATAGACAGCATGTACTATAATTTAGACATAACTGAATTTTTGCGTTAAATATACATACTTTATAATTTAGGATAAATCATGACACAAAGAATCTATAGAACAGCAAACGGGAAACAGGTAGACATGGGTGCGCTATTAATGAAGAATGAAGATGTTCGAGCTGTAGGTAACATGGGCGTTAATGCTAAAGGTGATGTAGTTGATGACAAAAACACAAAACTTATCTCTCGTAATGAAGAAGTTAATAAACAATATCGAAAACAGATCAGTAACCAAATAGGTGCCGGTGCATCCGATTCAACGGAACCAACAATTAAAAGACAAGTATCTGAAAAGATTGAGGGTCTAGATGACCCAATAGTTAATGAACAGACAATAGCAGAAACACCGCCAGAAACAGAAACGAAGCCTAGTGGTGGATTAGCATCTGCTATTGCTAAAGCAAGACAAGTAGAACAGACTAAATTAAAAACACCGCGTGAAGAAGCACGCAGTACTAAAGGAGTTAAGAAAATTTAATGGCATCAATACAGACCTATAAAGTTAATTCATTAAGAGCATTACACAATCATATATTAGTTAAAGATATGAATTTTAAAGAACGCAGGACATCGTTCGGGCTTATCATTCCTCATGATGACGGCGATGCTAGAGGTATTAGACCTAGATGGGCCGAAGTATATGCAATAGGGCCTAAACAAACTGATGTTGTTGTTGGTCAAAGTGTATTAGTATCACACGGTCGTTGGACTAGAGGTGTTAAGCTAGATACAGATACCGGCGAAGTTACTATTAGGCGCATTGACAACAATGACATATTATTAGTAAGCAATGAAAGCCAAGTAGACGATACTTTTACTAGTGCAGTAACAGTAGTTACTGACAAGTATAAGATACAAGGATCACTGCATAACTCGTGAGTGTGACCGGGATCGAAGAAGATAAGACAATTGAACATCGTATAGAGCATCTGTATTTAAATGCAGTATCGCCATATAGTGACGGATGGTTAGCTTCTGGGTACAAGAAAGAATTATTCATGCTAAAGCATAAGATAGATAAGTTACTTAAAAAATGCCCTGATTTTGGCATCCTAGAAGAAGAATGGGAAAAAGAGATCGTTTTTAATATATTAAAGGATGAATAATGGATTTTAATAAAATGACAAAGAAAGAAATAGACGAGTATGGCAAGTCTGTTGGTATTAAATTAGATCGTAGAAAGAATAAAAAGTCTATGATTGATGAATTAAAAAAGTTTCAGAAGGCAAATGCTAAAGCATCTAAATCCAAAGCAGTTAAGAATTCTAAAAAGCCTAAGGCTAAAGTTAAAAAGCCTGTTAGCACTAAAGTAGAAGCAGGCTTTTGGAATAAGTTTAAAAACTTCTTTAACTAAGTGTTATATAATATAACTTTTTAGGAGATTAGCAATGAAACAACTTTGGACTGAAAAGTACAGACCCGATACATTAAACGGGTATGTATTCCGTGATAATGCACAAAAGAAGCAAGTACAAAGTTGGATAGATGAGGGTACTATACCGCATTTATTGTTTAGTGGATCAGCAGGTGTAGGTAAAACTACCCTAGCAAAAATACTCATTAACTCTCTAGATGTTAATGAGTATGATGTACTTGAGATCAATGCTAGTCGTGAGAACAAAGTAGACGACATGCGAGATAAGATTACCGGCTTTGTTAGTACAATGCCATTTGGTCCGTTTAAAATTGTATTACTAGACGAAGCTGACTATATTACTCCAAACGGGCAAGCAGTCTTGCGTGGTGTAATGGAAACGTATGCATCTAGTGCTAGGTTTATACTTACATGTAACTATCCTAACAGAGTTATTCCAGCATTGCATAGCAGATGCCAAGGGTTTCATATTGCAAAAGTAGACCAAACAGAGTTTACAGCAAGAATAGCAGAAATCTTAATAACTGAAGGTGTAGAGTTCGATCTAGATGTACTAGACAGCTACGTTAAAGCAACATACCCAGACTTACGCAAGTGTATAAACACATGTCAGATGAATAGCGCAACCGGCACATTGGTTACATCAGTAGGCGATAATGGTAGTAGTTCAGATTACAAACTAGCAGTTGTTGAGATGTTTAAAAAAGGTAAGATCAAAGATGCAAGAGCATTGCTATGCAGTAGCGTTAGACCCGAAGAGATGGAAGAGCTTTATCGATGGATGTATGACAACTTAGAGTTATTTGGTGATACTGACGAGAAGAAAGATAAAGCAATATTAGCTATTAGAGACGGCTTAGTTAATCATAGCTTTGTTGCTGATCCCGAGATTAACTTATCGGCTGTGCTAGTTGACCTAACTTCATGAATACAACGGTAACACAATTTGGCGGACACGTTGTTAAGGATAACGATACCTACCTACTAGAAGATAATACAAATCTAGAACGACTAACAGTGTCTAAAACTACGCTACATGTAGGTAAGAACACCACAGGGCATAAGCATGATGATGTAGAAGAAGCATACATGTTTATTAGTGGATCAGGTATGATGGAAGTAGGCGATAACAACTATAAAGTTGAAGCAGGTTCTATTATATTAATACCAGATGGCGACTTCCATAAAGTTTACAACATGTGTGATGAGGACTTAGTGTTCGTTGCTATCTTTGAAAAGTATGACAAACGGTAACCGTAACTCTGCATAAATAGTTGCATGTCAAAAAACTTTCTCGAAGACGACGTAGATTACTGGAACGTTGCAAAAACAATTAAAGAACTTTATCTAAGTGACGGCAGTATTGTTGCCTTGCTTGATTTTGAGCGTGTATTAGATCAAATTGATCTATATGCATTTAAGAATTGGGACATAGGTGAATTAGTGCAAGGTCCAGAAATAGGACGTTATACAGTGACATGTACGTTCCTTTGGNTGAAAGATAAAATGCCAGACCCAAGTGGTGCTAAACGCTTACTACCGTTTGACTGTACAGTTAAGTATAAACTAACAAAAATGGAAGTACCTACTAAGATTGAAAACTATGATGATTTTAGACCTGGAACTAAGAAGGCTAGGTTAATAGAAACAGATATTTGGTTAGTAGAAATTACTATGCCTAAGGATTTAATAACAGATGTGCAAACAGGTAGCATGGAGTTAGAAGGTCAAGACATTGACTTAGCAGATTTAAATATGGCTTACGAGCAAGATTTAGATCAAGAAGAAATGCACGTTGAACAAAAGGCAGAAGAAACTACGCCAATGGGGATGATAGATGCAATTATGTGAAGGTCTTCGTTATAAAGATATGGTAGGGTTACTTAAACCCCGTGTACATATTGATGAGTTCGTTAGTAAAATGGGCAGTGATGATGACATTGCTGTTGTTAGTTTCTACACCAGAAACGATAAAGTAGCTGACGATTTAGTTAATTGGTTTGAAAAAGGGTACGACTTCATACTAGATGCAGATCGTAGTCCAGGAGAGATTAAACCTAATCGTTATCTAGTATATGTTGAGATGAAACGTAGGACCTCAGTACCGAGTCAGATTATAGAATTAATTACAGACTTAGAATCATTAACTGAGTACAAAGTTGAGGAGTGGGTAGTGCATTACGATGGAAATGACATGGACTTAGACGAAGAATACTTAGAAGATAGACTATTGTTAAGTCCACAAGAATACAGAATACAGAAAGAAGGCGAACTTAACGAGATGCGTGAGTACGCTGGACTTAAAACTGTCCCTATCTACGATAAGAACGACCCATACATAAAAGCACTGCAAGCCGCCGCACATATAATTTAACCACGTTTGATAAGTAATTACCGAAATATATCTGCTCCACCAGGTGGGTTCGGTAACCATATCCGTTGGTTGTGTTTATTAGATGATTGCTTTGATTTTTCTAAGGTTACTGACAACTTCGGACACATGACACAAGAAGAATTTGACAGAACTATAACACAACTACAACAGTGCACCACAATACAAGATAAAATAGATTTTATTTTTACATCTATCTATCCTGAGACTAGATCATGGCAAAATTGGTTAACAACAGAGTGGAAATTTCGAGATGCGTTCAATAACCTTATACACTTCGGACACGAAGTACCATCGTGCAACGAACCTGCAGACGCATTATCAACATTTATAAAAATAAGCCCGGATTTATGCTTGCGTAATTATTTAAAGGTGAACTGTCAATTAAATAGTGGAACAATAGCAGAATTCAAGTATGGCGTAACAAAGCACAACGATGATTTCATAGCTTACCATAAAATAAATGGTTCTAATACAGTTATTATCAACGGGGATAACCTGTTTCAAGAGGAACTCCCTACCGATACTTACTTTAATATAGTAAGGGCATTAGAGTTAGGAACAACACATTATAACGAAGCGAAACTAGTGCATAAGCGTTGGTATAATTTAGTACTAAAAGCCGAGAAAGAGATAGTCAAAGATATCACTAACTTCTATACGCACTAAATATCTGCATGAATAAACTACTAGCATTCGGCGATAGTTTTACTTGGGGTACCGATCTTAAAGACGCTGATGATTCAACTTATAGTCAAACGTCGTGGTCTGCATTACTGGCTAAAAACATTAGCCTAGAATATGCTTGCTACGCGGTGCCAGGATCAAGTAACCAAAGTATCAGTCGGGATCTACTTAGTGCATTAACTGATATCAACAAAGACGACGTTGTGCTATTAAACTGGTCTTGGATTAGCAGATGGGACTTCTATAATTTAGAAGATACTAGATGGGAAACAATAAGACCAACAGGAACAGACACTAGTAAGTTCAGTAAGTTATATTTTAAATATATACAATCTGAGCTATGGGACAAGTGGGAAAGCTTAAAAACCATAGCACTTACACACAGTATACTAGAAAAACATAAAATAAAGTTTATAGCGACCTGCGTTGATAATTTACTTATTGATCAAATATATCATACACCTGGTTATGTAACAGCATTGCAAAAAGAGATATACGGTTCTATTCTCTGGTTTGAAGATAAAGGTTTTTTCCAATGGAGCAAAGATAACAATTTTCCAATTAGTACAGACGGCGGGCATCCATTAGAAGAAGCACATCAAGCCGCATTNAAATACATAAAAGAGAACTATGAATTTACCAAATAGATTATTCTTTACAGGTGTTCCCGGTAGTAAATGGTCTGGCATTGCACAGACATTAGAATCTCATCATGCGTTTAATACAACTGATAGGACTCCTGAACGTACATACATACATAGCAAATACAGCGGACACGTAGGTGCATACTTTGGCGAAGGAATGGAATTTCCTGCAGATCCAAGCACTACAGACTTAGCATGGAACGGTGGCACCGGTATTAAGATAGTTAAAAGCCACGACTGGGCGTATGTATTAGATGATCTTAAGCCAGGATATATTAATGATTGGGTTATGCTAGTGTATCGGCCAGATCTAGTAAGCTATGCTTGGTGGCACGAAGCAGGTGGATTCAGCATTAAGTACCCAGACTACAGCACCTACAACAATAGTTCTAATATGCTTAGTTGTATTACCGCGCAGAACAAAGCAATACTAGAATTTGCATGTAAGCATGATGCTACATGGAACTACTTCACTAACGACTGGGTCGAGTCAACCTTTGGAATAAGGTCACATTCATTAAAAACACACAACGACGTCCTAGTAACCATAGTAAAATAACAACATGAACACAAAAATACACAACGAATTACAACATATAATTAAAACTAGCCCACAACTACTATGCAATAATAGTGCATTACGACAAATAATCAACGGAGTATTCAACGTAGATATACCCGATACAACTAGTGACGATATCAATTTACTAGTAGATCAAATAGATGATGCGGTGTTAGCAAATTACTTCTCAACTGTTTGGCAACCCGAGACTAAAAAGTACAAGTACAGTGGACTTAGTATTATTGACGAAGTTAACGCATTAAATCCTGATGCTGTGCTTGACTTAGGATGCGGATACAACGAGTTCAAAGGTAAGATTAAAAATCTAACAGGTGTTGACCCTTATAACGATCGTGCCGATTTCAAAATAAGCACACTTGATTTTACCTCCGATGTTAAGTACGACGTTACAATATGCTTAGGCAGTATTAATTTTGGTAGCACTAGTAAGATTTTTGCCGAACTAGAAAAGGCAGTGTTACTAACCAAGGAAGGTGGACTATTAATATTTCGGGTTAATCCAGGTGTACAGCATATTGCTAAAGAGAGTGAATGGATTGACTTCTACGACTGGAATCCAAACTTTATAATGAACGTTGCATCATCGTTAAACTGCAATGTGTTACAACTAAGACAAGATTCAAATAATCGTTATTATTTTGTACTAGAAAAGAACAAGTAATAAATAGCGGTATAACGATCGTTATACTCCTTTAGTGTTAGTGTTAGTGCGAGTGCTTAACACTTCTATATTTTTTGAACTATACCTATAACATATGGAATTTTATCTACTCGCACTCTTAGCATTATTCGCAGGCGTTATATACGGATTATTCATTGGTATCATTCCTGCCGCAGGAGCAACAACAGGACTTGTTGCTCTATTCCCTTTTATTGTTGAACTTAAATCAGTAGATCCGTATCTAGCGGTTATATTCATTGTAGCAATAGTAGCCTCTAGTACAACAGGTGATACATTTACATCTGTGCTATTAGGTATTCCCGGAGCAAACTCCTCAGCCGCAACTATGGTAGACGGCTTTCCACTTGCGCAACAAGGTAAAGCAACATACGCATTGTCAGCCGCAGTAACAACATCAACAGTTAACGGTTTAATATGGGGTTCATTAGTATTTTTATTGTTGCCTTGGTATTATGACTTCGTGATACTCCCCCCGGTTAGCGGTGGTGTAGGGCAAGCTGAATTGTTTATGCTATGTGTATTAGCGTTTGTTACCGTTAGTTTTGTTAGTACTAGATCATGGACTAAGTCGCTGTTAGCGTTAGCATTTGGTGTCTTCCTTGCACTTATCGGCACAGATCCAATTACGGCCGCACCAAGACTTACAATGGGCATGGATTTTTTAATAGGCAGTGGCGACGGCAAAGGGATGCCGTTAATACCTGTTATGGCTGGTATATTTGCAATGCCTGAGATGATAATGGCTTTAAAGAATAAAGTACTAACTAGTAAGTTTAGAACAGATCACAAACAACAAGTCGTAGACGGCATTAAGATATCCTTTAAAGAGTGGAAGCTATCAGCACGTGGTGGCCTTATTGGCGCTATCATTGGCTTCTTACCAGGACTAGGCGGCGGTATGTCTGATTGGTTGGCGTATGGTCAAGCAGTAGCAACTAACCCTAACGAAAAGATACCATTTGGCAAAGGCAATATCAAAGGAGTAATAGGACCTGAAGGTTCTAATAATGCACAAAAAGCGGCGTCCTTTATACCTACTGTACTGTTTGGTATACCTGGTGCATCATTTGCCGCTATTGTTATAGCATTGTTTAGTGCTATTGGGTTTGAACTAACGCTAGACTCTGCTAGCATAATGAGAGATTCGTTGTTTTTTGATGCTATGAGCTTTGGCTTTTTAACCGCTACGTTAATAACAGGCTTTATTTGCTTATGGTTAATGAAGTACATAACTAAGATCGCGTATGTACCGTTTAAGTATTACTTTCCTGTATTGCTAGCATTTATAATATGGGCAACTTACACAGCAGGGTTTAATACATATGGTATAGAGTATGTTGGTCTACTAGGCGTGTTCACTGTAATAGGACTAGGAATGAAAAAGTTCAGGTTTAGTAGACCTGCATTAATGATAGGATTTATACTAGGTGACAAAATAGAATTATTAGGCGATCAAGTGCTTAACTTGTTTAACATAGGCGGATACCCGCTAGTTAAACTAACAGAATTGTTCGGTGGTGATACAATAGGACAAGGTAGGCTAAATGTATCTTTAGCTGAAGGGAAAGACCTACTAGGACATCCTGTCTTTGTAGTTGTGTTTATACTAACCCTTATCGTAATGGTATGGGGGTGGAAGAATAAAGGAAAAGTTGATTATGCATAAAGGAGAATTAAATGAATAAGAAGAGTTTAGCGTTTGCTGTAGCGGCAACAATGACAACAATGGTAGTAGCAGACATTACATTAATGTCACCACAGAAGCCTGGATCAGGTACGTCTGTGTGGACCGAGATTATAGCAAAAGAGTTTGCTAAGACACCAGCACTAGCAGGTGAGAACGTTTTAATTACGTACAACCCAGGTGCTAGAGACATGGCGGGACCTAATAAGTTCCACTTAACAGAACGCTTTAACGACAATACTATTATGGTAACACATGGTGGTAATGGCATTTCGTATGTGCAAGAGCCAGTGTTGTACGATTACACACAGTATGATTCTGTTTGTCATCAAAACTTAAACATTATTATGGGCAAATGGAAGACTACTAACGAGGACGAAGGTATTTCACATGTATCGGGCTCAGGTATGGTACCAGAAGCACTTGCTATTGTAATGATGATCGGTGGACCAGATAAAACTGTAGAAGAGTATATTGCTATTTTTAAAGAGAAAGTTACATGGGTTAATGGACTATCTGGTTCGGGTCGTCACTTAGCATTTACACGTGGCGAAGTAACTGCATCACGTGCTAACCCTGCACAGTACATCTCTAAAATACAACCATTAGTAGACGAAGGCAAAGTAGAGACTTGGTTACATCACGGTATCTTAGATATCGAGAACGGTGGCACAGTGGACGATCCTAATTACCCAGGCTTACGCTTTGAAGAAGTATTCGAAGCTAAATGGGGTGTTAAACCTAGTGGCACATTGTATGAGTCATACAGTATGATTCACTCGTGGCGTGATGCTATACAAAAAGCATTATGGGTTAACAAAGGCAATCCAAACACTGCTAAGTTTAGACAAGCATGTACTGAGATGTCACAGAATCCAGAGTCTATTGCTATATTCCAAAAGAAGATTGGCAAGTACGATTGGGTAATTGGTGAGAAGGGTAACCAGACTATCGATGTACTGTCTGCACTTATTAAAGAAGAGCCGTTAAGAGCATTAGTTAAGTTTAACCAAGAAGCATTAGGCCTTAACTCTATCTATAAAGCAGTGCGAGTTGCTGGTGCAGTTACTGTTGAGACTGTAGAAGAAACAACAGAAGAAGTGCCGTGGTATAACTTCTGGACACCAATCCTAGATAGAATTACTGCTCGGTAGAACGGTCTTTGGAACTAAGCCTATTTAAATCTCCCTGGCACTTCGATAAGTTCAGGGAGGACCACGAAGGTGAGTATGTCAAGATTGTTGGCAGATTCACTGGAGATTGGTCTAATGAAATTACTTCATTGCGAGGTGATTTCCTAGAGCAATTTACAAACAAAGCATATAATAAACAAAGGTACGGACATGCGGCTAATGAGCCTAGCAAAGGACACGTAGAAGAAGACAAGCTAAACCCAGCCGGACAACCAAATGCTACTATGTTTACAGCATTTACGTTTAACGGGTACGAAGATAAGCTACCTAAGATACAAGCAAATGCCTAATGATCAGTTAATGTGGCATATAGATAACTTGCCAGGACAGCCTACTAAAGAGTTAGTGTATAGTAAAGAGTTCAAGTATCAAACACCAGATAAGCTACGGATCCTTATTATGCTAGAAGATCATGAGCCCGGACAAATAGCACAATTCGGCAACATAGTGTATACACAGTGGAAAGCAGGCACTATCTTTACATGGGATTGGAGTACGTTGCCACACGTTACATGGAATGGTAGTTGGCATAAGCGTATGGCATTGCAACTAACAGGATCCGGAACAGAAGAAACATGGAGCATTGTTAATGCTGGTAATAAGTATAAACAATACCAATTATAAACTAATTAAAATACAGTAACAATAGATTATGGATATCATAGATAAAAGAAAAATAATAGAGGCATTAGTATCGAGCGATGCACATGATTATGATGGATTATTAATAACGTTTGGGTGTAGTTGGACCTACGGAGTTGGTATAAGTTACACCGATGGCATGACACTCAATGAGTATAAGAACATCGCATGGACTGATGATGCACCTGATAGGTTTAGTTTTAGAGCATTGCTTTCGAAGAAATTTAACTTGTTAAATTTAAATTTCTCAGAAGGAGGGTCAAGTAATCAACGGCAATTTAGGTTTGCTAGAGAATTATTTTCTGAACCTAGTATGAATAAATTGTTAGAAATCTACAATAAAGTAATCGTTATGTGGGGGATTACAAGCACTGCTAGAACTGAGTTATGGGACGTAGAGACCGATACATATAAAAATTATATGTTTAGCGGTGGTGCGGCAGACGTCAAAGCAGACGGCAAACCTGAAAAATACACTTTAAGTGGCTCATTATCTAATTTTGGTAAATCATTATTAAAATACACGTATGATCATGATGCTGAAGTTAGGAGTTTATATGGCTATGTAAATTTATGGAATGGTTTCTTTTCAACCCTAAATATTCAAAATATATGGTTTGATACATTTAATACACATTTATACCCACGCCCAATTGATAATAAAATTGAAGGCGACTTGCTATCTACTATGTCACTATCGACAAATAGAGAATTAGGCACGTACCATTTGAGTAATTGGCGTGATGATGACCCACGTATAACGCGGTTAGTTAAATCTCATATACTAAATCCAATATCATTCCATCCAACTAAATTAGGTCATCAAAAAATAGCAGAAATTTTAGAGCCACACATTAAACAACTAACTATTCGGTAACGTTGATAGCAATGTTATACAGATAAAGAAGTCAATCGAGCAATCAAAGAAAGTCGTGATTCATACTGATTTACAATTGCAGTACCTAGCAAATAAAAAGTTTGATTACTCAGGTATGGATTCTTATAAAAAATGCAAGAATAAGAAGCATTTTAACCAATATAAAAAAGAAGTATCATACCAATATAACTCACGGGGATTTAGGGATAACGAATGGCCTAGAGATTTACAAAATGCGATTTGGTGTATAGGTGATAGTTTTACGGTTGGAATAGGACAGCCTGTACATGAAAGATGGTCATCGTTGCTAGAACAGCGCATAGGTATTAAAACTATTAATGTTAGTATGGATGGTGCATGCGATAATTGGATATCAAGAAAAGCATCGTATGTGTTAGAGAAAATTAAACCATTGGCAGTGGTTACACAGTGGTCGTATATAGAGAGAAGAGAATCTAAAGACGATAGTTTACCGGATGAAGAACGAAAATTACACGTAAGGACCGGCGACCTAAAACATATATCAGATCCTGCCTTTTTTTTAAAAAATTGCAAAAACTTTAAAAAGTGTTTTTATAATATAGCAAATAAAGAGATACCTGTAATACATACATTTATACCACAATTCAATTATTGGCACGGCAATGAACCTAATTGGATGAGGGAAAAAGTTTTTTGGAAGAGTTGTGGTGTAGATCTAGATAATCCGTTAGTAGTAGCAGATTACAACCAACTAGATTTTGCTAGAGATTATCACCATTATGATATTAAAACAGCATCTCGATATGCAACTGATATAGCTAATTCTCTGAAATATGTTTTATAAAATATTAATAATGGGGTTGCCGGGATCTGGTAAAACTACGTTAGCAAAGAAACTAATTAAAAAACTGCCATCAGTGCAATGGATAAATGCTGATGATGTTAGGCGATTGCACAATGATTGGGATTTCTCATCAGAAGGAAGAGTAAGACAAGCTAACAGACTAGCAGATTTAGCAAATAACTCAGATAGTGATTATGTTGTTTGTGACTTTATAGCACCTCTTTATGAGTCGCGCGACGTATTCAATCCTGATTATCTTGTGTGGATGGACACTGTTAGTAAAGGCCGGTTTAACGATACAAATCAGGCATTTCTGCCACCGTTGCGTTATGACTATCGAGTACCAAACTATAATGATGCTCACGTTGATAATATACTCAGTAATATACAATTGAATAATAAATAATTAAACTAAATATTTTATTACTTTACTTTTTATGTATAATCACAAAACACTGTAAAAAGAGCAAAGATAATTAACCTAACAAGTATAAGGATCGAACTATGCAGACAAACCCAGAGATTGAGCAAATAACTGACTATGCTATTCATATTGCTAGAAAAAAGCAGAACGAATACGTATTAGTAGAGCATTTACTACTAAGTTTAATAAGACATGAACCGTTTAATAAATGCTTAGTAAATTTTGGTACTAATGTAGATAATCTAGACTTAGATCTAGATCAGTACTTAGATAATGTTCCAAACCAAAGCGCACGCAGTGCTTCTCCCAAAAAGACTAATGCATTAGAACGTGTATTTAACAGGGCTGTTACACAAGTATTGTTTACAGGGCGCAAGTACGTAACAACTATAGACTTATATCTAAGTATTACTAGTGAATCAAATAGTCACGCTTCTTATTTCTTAATGAAATATAATATTAAAAAGAACGAGTTTACTAACTTCTGGAACTCAAACTACAAAGAGACAGAAGTTAAATTAAGTGATACTCAGGCTAAAGAAATGCTAGAGGAGTTCTGTACTAACTTAAACGAACTAGCAAGAAACGATAAACTAGAGCCGTTAATTGGCAGATCAGCAGAAGTACGTGATGCTATTGATATTCTTGCTAAGAAATTTAAAGCAAATGTATTGATGGTTGGTGATCCAGGTGTTGGTAAGACTGCTATTGCTGAAGGGCTAGCACAATTACTAGAAACAGATAATGGCCCAGAGTTCTTAAAGGATCATGAAGTATGGTCGCTTAACATTAGTGACATACTAGCAGGTAGTAAGTACCGTGGAGACTTTGAAGAGAAGTTCAAACAGATTATTAAAGCATTAGAAGCTGTAGAGAAAGGCATCTTGTTTATTGATGAAGCACATACTATGTCAGGTGCAGGTAGCACAACTGGTAGTAACTTAGACTTTGCTAACATGCTTAAACCAGCAATTACTAAAGGCACACTTAAAGTAGTAGCAAGCACAACATGGGAAGAGTTCTACGAAACGTTTGAGCAAGACCGTGCATTAATGCGTAGATTCTACATACTAAACATCGATGAGCCAGATAAAGAAACAACACTTAAAATCCTAACAGGAGTTAGCAAACGTTTAGAAGAGTTCCACAACGTTATTATCGATGAAGAAGCTATTAGTATGTCATACGATTTAAGCAATCGTTACATGCATGATAGAAAGAATCCAGATAAAGGCATTGACTTATTAGATGCGGCATGTGCTAAACAACGTGCGCAAGGCAACGCTGGTACCCATATTACTAAAGAGCGCATATATGATAGAGTTAATAAACTAACTGATATCCCTGTAGAGCGTTTAAACAACGAGAACGATGAACATTTATCTCAACTAGAGGATAACATTAAAGCTAAGTTGTACGGACAAGATCCAGCACTAGAAGAAATGCTAGAAAGAATCTACGTTAGCTTTAGTGGCATCGGTAAAGCTGATAAGCCAGTTGCAAGTTTCTTATTACTAGGACCAACAGGTTGCGGTAAAACAGAATGTGCTAAGTTATTAAGCGAGAACCTAGATATGAAACTGCTACGCTATGATATGTCAGAATTCCAGGAAAAACATTCAGTTAGTACACTAATTGGTGCTCCTCCGGGCTATGTTGGGTATGAAGACGGGCAGTTAAGTGGTGGTAAATTAATATCAGACCTTAGTAAGCATCCTTACTCAATCATACTGTTTGACGAGATTGAAAAAGCACACCCTGATGTTAGTAACATCTTACTACAGATGCTAGACGAAGGTACTATTACTAGTTCATCAGGCAAGACTGTAAAGGTCACTAACTGTATGATTTTACTTACGTCTAATTTAGGTGCAAAAGACAACGAGATGAACAACATTGGCTTTGGTCAAGACTTAGAAAAATCAGGTGAAGAGGACAAAGCAGTTAAAGACTTCTTTAAGCCTGAGCTAAGAAACAGACTCGATGCTATTATTAAGTTTAAGAAGCTAGACACACTAAGCGTTAAGAAGGTTGTTGTTAAGTTTATTAACGAACTTAAAGAGTCGCTTGCTCCTAAGAAGATTGAGCTTAATGTTACTGAGACAGTTATTGAACATTTAGCAAACATTGGTTACGATAGCAAGATGGGTGCTAGACCAATTAGCAGAAAGATTGACGAGGTACTACGTGTACCACTGAGTAAAAAAATACTGTTTGATAAGTTAACGAACTGTAACGTTAACGCTATATGTAACGCTGATAAGATACACTTTGAAATTGTGTATAACAACTATGTAGACCCAGATGCAATGGCACCGACATCTAAAGTAACTGACGACGGGCTAATAGTATTAGACCAATTCAAACCAAAATAAGGATAAATATATGGCAAGATTAAACTCGAAAAAGATTGTAGTTAAAGTAAGTAAACTACAGAAAGATAACGAGGAAGACGATCAGCTATTATCAAGCGAAGCGATTGAACAGTTAGAAGCTATTATCGCAGAGCTGGCAGGTGCCGGAGTTATAGTAGAAATAGAGGAAGAGTAACAAAATGGAACATATAAGCAGAGTAAAATTCTTCACAGGATTGTTAGCAGGAGCATTAGCTACGATACTATTTGTATACGTTAGTATAATTTCCTTATAAACATGAAAACATTAACGCTTTTAAGCAATGCAACTTCAACAACCACAGGCACTGCACAAAAAGCGTCTGCGTTTTATAATACAAGCAACACGCAAACAGTAGCAATAACAGGCACATTTATTGGTACTGTTGTTATACAAGGCACACTTGCAAAAGAACCCACTGCTGATGACAGTGACTACGTTGTTTTAGCAACTGTAACTGCATCGGAATCAACAGTTATACCTGGCAACTTCACTTATATTAGAGCAAAAGTCACAGCATACACATCAGGTACGATAAGTAGCACTTTAAGTTATTAAAGGGTAGTATGGAAACTGTAAAATTCGCATGTAACATTGAGGTCAATGTTCCCTCAATGCCACTTGATTTTAAGATTCTCATAAATGATCAAACTGTGTTTAATGAAGCTACTGATCAACCTACCTATCAAGTATCGACTGATATTAAAGTAGAAGACGGCAAGGAATATACAGTTAAGTTTGTACTAGCAGGAAAAACCGACCAGCACAGCATTATAAACGATAATAAAGAAATTGTTGAATCAGCACAAATTACAATAACAGATGTGAGTCTTGAAGACATAGCTATTGCTGACATCTTCCTTTCAAACGACGACCTTGCGATGTACACTCACGATACCAACGGTTACAGTGACGAAGTAACTGTAACATTTGACTTCTGTATGGGGTGCAACGGTAGTGCTGAGTTCACATTTTCAACACCTGTTTACATCTGGATGCTAGAAAACATGCAACTATAAATAGTTACATGAACTTACAAGAACTAGACAATTATATATTAGATGACGCAATAAACTTTCATACGGATCTTAATTCAGCGATTTGGAATCATAAAGAGAGAATGCGCCCTGAGGTACGCAAAGCGTTACTTGATATCGCTGACGACTTTAGAGAATTTTTAGGAATACAGTACTTAGCACTAACTGACATCACAGTTAGCGGCTCTAACGCGGCATATAGCTATACACCGTATAGTGATATAGATTTACACCTAGTTGTTGATTTTAAGAAAATAAGTAACGACGAGGTCTACAAAGAATTGTTTGATGCTAAAAAATATCAATACAATGATCAACATGACATCAAAATACGTAGTTACGATGTAGAACTATACGTACAAGATATAGACCAAAGGCACGAATCACTAGGTGAATATAGCCTAATGAAAGATGATTGGAATAGGATCCCTACACAACGACGTGCAAATATAGACGATAATGCTACATACTTAAAATACAATAAATTACACGATTTGATTATATTAGCACTAGCTGGTGATAATTTAGAACACACTGAACAAGCAATAGATATTCTAAAACGTTATCGACAAGCAGGACTAGCAAAGAAAGGCGAATTTAGTCCTGAAAACTTAGCGTTTAAAATTCTACGTAAAAGAGGATTCGTACAAAAACTGTACGATAAACGAGATGCATTAGAAGATGCCGTATTGAGTATATGATAAAATGAGAGTTATTGAGATTATCGAAGGTGTTGGTATAATTACTAAACAGAATCAAACAAGTGATGTAGGACCAAATCAAACCAAAATCGAAGCCGCAAAGTTTGGTCTTAAAGTAGACAAAGGTGGGAACCCACCGTTACTGCACAAGACAGCGGCTAAAAATTCAAATCCAAACAAACTCGATAATGTAGGAATTGGCAAATAACACTAATAATATGTTAGTGCCACTACCAGTTAGCGGCACATTACATGAATTCAGGGACAACGGTTATCCAGGATACGAATGGATTAATAAGCTACCCAATAAAAACATATACCTAGCATTATTTCAACGTTGGCCCGAACAGGATTTGCCGTCAGACCATGATATTTACATAGTTAGTTTTCACTTAGAGCCTGTTGATATAGAATGGCTTACGAAACAAAGTAAGATTACTAACGGTGAAATACTTGTGCTATTTGATGGGACAAGTAATAACTACACAATTCCTAGGGTAAGATTTTTATCATATTACTATTGGCACATACAACTAGATAGAATGTTAGAGTGGTTTGGGTGTGACGATAAACCTAAAATTATAACACACAAAGCAAGCGCATTTTGCAATAGGATTACCACTACTAAATTAATTACATTTACAGCACTACTAGAGTATTTCGGAACTGATGATTGTATGCTCGTGCTCCATGATTGGTTAGAAAATAAAAACATATTACAGGAAGATGAGTACGCTCCACCTCTAGTAAAAGAGTTATTTAATATCTTTTTTAGTAAGTATTATGGCAATGAATATAAAATTGATAATTTTAATAATGACTTGAATTATCAACAACATACTGCAAATCCTTGGCAGCCAGCATACCAAAATTGTGCGTTACATTTTACTAACGAAAGCTTTAATATTAGCGATCTACGCAGTCCAGCATTGTATTCACACCCTGGTCCGTTTATAACAGAAAAGACATTGAAGTGCTTACTAGGTAGGACGGCATTTGTACCAGTTGGTCAATATGATACTTATGGTGCGTTAAGAAGATTAGGGTTACAATTTGATTATAACTTTGATACTTCTTTTGATAGCATAATACCTGATCAAGATAGATTGATCGCTACTATAGAATTAATAAAAAATCTAGTTGACATGTCCTCGGAAGAGATTTATAACGGTACTAGGGAATCTTGTGATTTTAATTTTAATTATATCACTGGTGGAAGATTCTATATAGACTGCGAACAACTAAATCAACACACTGTAGATCAAATCTTTGAGCATATCAGTTTAGCATAAATATGCTAAACATGTACTTAAAGGTCAAAAATGAGATTAAGTGAAATAATAGTTAACGAAGATGATCTAAAGATTCCAAAGATAAGCGATGATTTTCGAGTTGATCATACTGTAAAGAATCCAGAACCTAGAATCAATCATGTAGCTTTCCAAGGAAATACACTAGCTAATAAAGCAATTACTCCGGACACTTCAAACCAGTTCAACAAGTCTAACCAGTTCAACAAGTTCAACAAGTACAACAAGTTCAACAAGTTCAACTGGAGACATGCAATGCCAAAAACAACTGAAGAAATAGCAGATTATAAGAACTTTGTTCGTAACAATCGCAACGCAATAAAGAATTCAATTAAAGATAACGTACCATATTCGGAGTATTTTTTACCTGTATTAGGGGCATGGAACGACTACAGTAAAGGAAAGTCTGTAGATTTATTTAAATGGAAAATGCCATTCTAAAGAGAGAACATAATGAGAATAAGTGAACTAATAACTAAAGAAGATCTACTAACCGATAAGGACGATCGCTTCAAACATATGGTTGATAGGATTAGCGATAAAGCGGGTAAAGAACTTAGCCAGCCAAGATCAAAAATAGTATGCAAGCCTGTTAGGAGGACTGATAATACTCGTAAGCGTAAAGGTCGTTTTCTCGAAGGGCTTGAACGACAAATATCTCAACAAGATGTAGATCAACTAGATAGGTTTGCAGACAAGGTATTTGCTAGAGTTGGCATTGATGTTAAATTCACTAGGAATTTCTTACAACGTGTAAACGACGATAGAAACGGCAAACAAATTACCATGTCTGAATTAACTAAACTCTTTAAACAAGAAGCTAATAAGCATGGTAAGCCAATTGCTAGGTTAGGTCCGGATACAGAAGCAGTACTAAGTGATATGCAGACTGATATTAATGCTCCATTTGTTTTGCAGTACGATAGAGAAAACGATGAACTTGACTTAGTTGTTAAGACTATAATTCGTAACCCAGACTTTGAAACTAGCGACCAAGTATTTGCAGTTGAGCGCAAGCTATCTAAAAGCGAAAAGGAGAGCGCAACTAACATGGCGAAGAAAAAATGAAATTTAATGAATTTAAATTAAACGAAAAACACGGTGAAGGTGGTACTCTACCTAGGCTAAGCGATGATCCTAGTGGATGGCTAGATTATGTCAGTGACATGGGTCCAGGTGGTCTTAGTGACGCAATGGATAACACTAACTATGATAAACGAACAGAAAAGGATAGAAGATCAGGCACAGCATATACTCCTGAACTAGCACCTGAACAGCCATTAAAGTTTACAAAACCAGGTCCAAATATAACAACATCTAGTGAAAAGCCTCCCGAAAGTGATAGTGAGATTGGTGCACAAATACATAAAATAATAAACGGACATAGTATACACGGGTGGAATGTTGATGCGTCGGATGCAGACAGAGCGAAGTTGAAACAAAGCATAGAACAGTTAGCTAAGGATTATGGTGTAAATCCTAGAGCTCTTACAGGCAACCAAGATAGCTGGATAAAGATGGTAGGAGGGTTCGATGATGACACAACTACAGATGCTCGACACTCTATGATATTTGATAAAGATAAACCATACGGATCTCATATACAATTTAAAGACCCAGAAAGATCTTTACCACACGAGTTTGCACATCATGCTAGTATGAATTTTGCCGCAGTAGATGATAAAGGTGGCATGAGAATTGCAGATCCTGATAACATAGCGCATAAGTCAGAGAACACTTTTATTACAGGATTTGGTGGTGAGGATGCGGAAGACAAGTATCTATCTATGGCAGAGAGATACAGAGATGCTGAAGGAAACTTAGATAAAAAAGGTCTTAGAGGCGCATTATATAAAAACGTATTTGATAGAGAAACTAACAAACAACGTCCAGAACTAAAGCACGCATTGGCTACTGCTGTATCATACATATTATCAGATTCAACCTTATTAACAAATGCAGATGAGACTAGTTTTAAAATAGGGTACCAATATGATCCTGAAGAACTATGGGCAAGAGGATTTGCTGAGTTCAGTAGATTAAAACGACTGCCAGTTGAAGAAAGATTTGATGGTGATACTATTATAAGACCTGAAACTTATATTAAAATACAAAAGCTAATGAACAACATTAAAGTTGTAAACCGCAATACAATGGCTAAAGGTAAAGGCAGAGATACAGGAACAAGAACGGCATGAGATATAATGAGTTTAAGTTAACCGAAACACATACATCAGGTGCACCGATGCCTGCTGATAATGATATTGAGGCATGGGGAGAATACTTCGCAGATCTAGGTGCTAGTACTAGCAGTGGTGTTAAAAGAGTATTGCCTAAACCTGAAGGAACATATACTAAATCTCCAGAACCAAAAAAGCCATCAAAGTATACAACGCCAGGAAAAAATATAGGATCCTATGCAGACTGGGGTATTACTGGGTACGCAGATGCGCATGGCTGGAATGTAGACGGTGGAGAAGAAGAGGCGAAAAAGATCAAAACAAGCATAGGCAAAGTAGCTAAAGACTACGGTGTTGAGCCAAGAGCGTTTACAGCTAACCAACAAGGAAGTATGAAATTGTCTAAAAATCAATCGGACCACCGGGTAGGTGCCGGACAAAGCATGACTTATGCAAAGCATAATCCTTATATGTCTGCTGTAGATTTAACAGATCTAGAGAAACACATGTCACATGAACTAGCACATCACAATAGTATGAATTTTGCCGCGGTAGATGCAGAAGGTGGCATGAGAATTGCAGATCCTGATAACATAGCGCATAAGTCAGAACACAATTATATCACAGGATTCGGCTTAGAAGATGCAGAAGGTAAGTATCTAACAATGGCAAACAAGTACATTAGCGATGATGGTACGTTAGATGAAAAAGGATTTAGACAAGAACTATACAAAAACGTGTTTGGCAGAAAAACGAATAAACAACGTCCAGAACTAAAGCATGCGTTAGCTACTACTGTATCGTATATATTAACAGATAAGAGCTTACTTAAACACGCAAGTGATAATACATGGCTTAAAGATGAAGCTGATTATCAATATGATCCTGAAGAACTATGGGCAAGGGGATTCGCTGAATTCAGTAGAATGAAACGTCTAGACCCAAAAGAACGATTCAGAGATAAAGATATAATTACACCAGAGACTTATAATAAAATACAAAAAATGATGGACACTATTAAAGTCAAGCACGGCAACGTAATGACTAAAGGTAGAGGAAGAGACACAGGAACAAGAACGTCATGAGGCTAAGGGAATTCATATTACTAGAGTATAAAAGAGATAAGACTGCTCAGAACCTCGGTCATAAGTTAGTAGTTAGGCTACGAGACGATATGTCTTTTATAAGAATACATCAGTACAACCAGCCAGAATTAGCGGATTACTATAATAGTAAACGACGCAATGCGGCAAACGTGCCTCAAGACCCAACAGAAAATCCAGCACTAGTGTCAAAAATAGTTAATGATGCATTAAGTGGATTAGAAGAAATAGACCCTAGTCCAAATAAACAATACGTACAATGGTTAGCCTTACGCTACTTAGATGGCACATTTAGACTATGGGAAGATGCAATAGGCGGGCATATTGTTGAAGTACTTCAACAGTTCCACGAATTGAAGCAACGCCAACAGCTACCCCCAGAACTAGCCGATATCAATAGAGTCAAAGGACGTGACAAGTTGGGACTCTTTGCATCAGATGTTAGAGATTTGTACGACGACTTCAAAAAAGCAAAAGGCGAAGATGAAGAAAAAGCACAATTAGCTAAAGGCGATGCTAACGAAGTCTTTAGTGACGGACACGTTAGAGTAATTGTTCCAGAAGATAAACAAGCGGCTTGCTATTACGGACAAGGCACACAGTGGTGTACAGCGGCAACGCAAGGTGCTAACTACTTTGGTGAATACAACCATGACGGCAATTTGTACATACTACTTCCGACTAAGCCACAATACGATGGTGAGAAGTATCAACTGCATTTTGCTAGTGGACAATACATGGATGAAACAGACACTCCACAAGATCTCCATAGCATATTAGACGGTCGTTTTCGTGACTCGGGATTACTTGAGTTCTTCCGTAAAAAAGAACCAACAGTAAACAATCTTATACAGTTTGCTCCAGAAGGACTGCTAATGGATGTAATTCAAAAAATTAATGAGTACGTGAAGTATGAGGTAGTAGGTGAAATGGTATCAAGATGGGAGGCGGACGATGATTACTTTTACACTTGGTTAACGGACGAAGGATATGTAACCGATGACGAAGTGTCAGATGATGCACCAAGCTATGCAGAATACAACGATGAAGTAGGCGACTTTGAAGCAACAATTCAAAACTTAGTTGACTTAAACAAAGATGAGTTAGATGACATAAGTGCAGAATATACTGCAGAAACGGAATCAACAACAGTAATAAAAGATATTGCTGAACTCATTGCATGGCACCTAAAAGATGAAGCTGGAAGGTACGAGTTTGACAGTGCAATTGAAAGTGTAGCTGAAGATATAGAGAAACACCTTGTAGTAAAAGTACAATGGGGTGGCGACGGTCAACCATCAGGGTTCCAACTAATATACGGATGGATGACTATAGAAGACGGCAGAAACAAATGGAACGAGCGAGTTCACGCTGAGAAGAGTTACACATGAGACTAGAAGAAGTAAATTATAAAACTGGAATAGCACTACTTGAAGAGTTTGTACAATCAAGTTGGATTGCAGATCTTACGTACGACGAAGATATGGGATCTGTTATAATGACAACATTAGGCGGTGGGAGTTATGAAATTCCTGACGTGCCAAAAGAAGAATACGACGCATGGATAGCCGCTGGCAGTAAAGGAAAGCATTGGTGGAGCGACATAAAAGGAATTTACACATGAATCTTACAGAACGATTAAACAAAGAACTAAACAAATTATCAAACGTATTAGTAGAAACTAGAACTCCTAACCAAATACTACTTGAGTTAAACGTAATTAACGCAGATGCTATTGATGTATTCTTAAATAGTATTGCTGAAAACTTACCAAGTGACGCACTAAAGAAGTGGCTTACATCAAGAGCTAAAAAGTACTTAATTAACAGTGAAGAAGATAATTCAGTTATTACACAGTTTAGTAATAAAGCTGAGCCGTGGATGAAAGCTAGACAGAAAGAAGGTGTAGCACTATACAGATTCAATCCAAGTACAACACTAAACAATAAACTTACACACATTGTAGATTGGCTAAAGGCCGCAAATGATACAGCAACCGGTATAACACCAGCAGACCAACAGTCAGTTACACGTGCAAAGAAAACACTCAAAGGTATAAACAACGTATCTATTACACAAGCGTTTGAGCATGCTGAGCTCTGGGTTAAAGAACTTAACTCAAAAGGTAGCAGTGAATTAGTTAGAGCGGCAGATGAAACTGGTCTAGTACCAGTATTAGCACATGGTGAATTTAAATGGTACAGACTAACGGACCAAGAATGCTTATCCCGTGAAGGTGATGTAATGGGTCACTGTGTTGCTAGTTACGGCAATGATGTTAAAAAAGGCGATACAGTTATATACAGTCTTAGAGATAGACAGAATTATCCACACGTTACATTAGAAGTAAGAAGTGGGCAGTTAGAACAAGTAAAAGGCAAGCAAAACAGACCACCAGTAGAAAAGTACGAACGTGCTACTATTGAAATGTTGAACTCATTAGATGTAGAACCAAATAGAACTGGTATGAGCGACATTAAAGGTATGAACCTGTTGTACAATTCTGCCAATCACAGATATGGACATTTAAGAGATGTAGCAACTGCTATAACTACCATTGACGGTAAACTTAACATATTAGCAAATAGCGGATCAGGTCCTAGAAGTGGCACATCATACTACGGCTACGTTGGAGATAACGAAGTCTTTAGTATAGACTGGGACGGTTATGAGTACGAACTTGGAACTAAGAACGAACCAGGTATTGCTGAAGTTAATATTGAAGGTGCAAAATACGCAGACAATCAGTACAAAATAGCAAAAGTAATTTCAATGCTGTCTACACAGCTAATGGATCCCGATACTGGAGAATTTGCGAATTGGAGTAGATATAATGCAGGTCGTCAAGGGTTAGGTGATTACCTTATATCATCTGAGAATAATGATAGTCTTATTATGTACGAAGACCAAGGTGAAGAACTGTATGATGATCGTTCTGGCAATACACTACGAAAAGGCAGTAACATAACAACTAAAAGTTCATGGAGTTCAGATACCGGACCTATGATCATACATATAAAGAACGGTAAGTTAAAAGATAAAGTAAGTTACATTGAAGAAAATGGCAAGGAAATATGGAAAGCAGGTAGCTATTCAATAAGTGATGATTCATCAACAGTATTCGTTAACTACATTAATTCATTAAACCCAGACGCTAGACCTTACCTTGCTGATTATGGTATCTACCAAAATGTAGACAATCGCTCAGCATCAGAAACAATTTCAAAGGTAGCGAAACCGTTAGCAAAGTCTAGAAAGGTTGCACTGTATCATACAACAAGTCCTAGTATATATAGCACTCCAGAGCAAACAAAACGTTATGTTGTAGCACTAGAAAATCAACAACTCATCAACATAAATTACGGTGATGATGCTAGCGCCGGTACTGACTTTAGACTTGATTGGCCAGATGAACAAACTGTTACAGATGTCGCCAAGCATATAGTAACTGTTCTCAATAAGGTGAACTTAGGTGAGAAATTCCCGTTCAATGATGCAGGTAAGGTATCAGCAATGGAATCTGTAGGTATTTACTTCAGTAGAGATAAACGAATATTCACTACAGACCATAGTGTAGCTGGTGAGCACTACGAACACGAAGACAAGAACTTTACTGCAATCAGAACGCACAACCATTTAAAAATATATAACGAAGGTATTGAGCTTGCACAGTTTGGACTACAAACAGCTTACAGAGACGGCAAGACAATAGCAACAATTACAGAGTTCACAGTTAAAGATCGTTTACAGTTACTAAATAATCTAAGGAAAGTAGCTGACACATTAAACAGCTATAACGTACTAAGAGATAAAGACGGGTACGGATCACAAGAAAGAGCGAACAAGGCAATGACTGCTATTGGCTTTAAGTATGGTCCCGCAAAAGGTTGGACTGGTATGAAGACTTCGCCAACATCAGAATCAACCGGCGAAGCTGAAGGTACACCATACGAAGTCTTTAAGTTCAGAAAAGAATACTTACTTAAGAATTCAGAAACAGGTAATTTAATAGCTACCCTGCCAACAGTTAAAGAAAGCGGATACGACAAAGATGTACTCTATAATATCGAAATGGAGTCAATTAAAGGCAGTGCAATTGATATAGTTGCTCAAGTCATAATGGACTTATCAGAAAAAGGTGAGATACACCTAAGACTAAACGATGACGAAGAAGACTTAAAGTTCAAAATGAAAGACAAAGGCTTCTTCGTGTCAGGCGGAAAATTAGAAAAGATATCAGACGTACATCCAACTAGTGTTGTGTCAAAAGGACCAGGTGGTACCTGGGTAGAAGAAGCATATACTACAGCAGTAGATGAAAAGATACATAACATGCAGGAGAAAGCTGACACCGGCGGATACACAACACGAGATCAGAACCCTGTGAGCAAGTACCATAGAGGCAGAATGGCCGCAACAGGCGAGCAGTACACGCTATATAACAATAAAAAACCAGTTTTAAGAGTTATAGCAAGAAATCAAGATATTCAAATAATCTACAGCATCAATAATAGTACAGCCAAGTACGATAAAGAGAGTGTAGCTGTTGGTGTCGAAACTAACAGAGATTTATTAATGTCAATACATAAAAAGACATTAGACAGATTAGTAAAGAAATTGAACTTGAATGCAGGCAAGTACCTAACAGACATGGGCTTGTATGTAGCTAAAGGCAAGCTTTCAAGCATAGCTGATAATCCAAAGCTTAAAGGCTTTATGGATGGTGAGATTGTATACGAAGATGGACATAAGTGGAAAAAATCTAGATTCAATAAATGGGTATTATCAATGCCTAATGAACAAGGACGCGAAGTGGACCTTATAACAGTAGAAGTCAACGAGGGCGGTATTGAAGAGATTAGATTTAGAGATAGAAAAGTTAAACGACAAACTAAACTATACAGAGCGTTTCTTAACGATATGATGGATATCAGTGACGAACTATACGGACTAGATGAATGAGATTTAGAGAACTACTAACAGAATCAACTGAAATAGAGTTCGTCTGTGCTAACCCAGATTATTGCGATGCTACTTCTCCCAAAAGACAACGTAGTCTATTTAAAGCATTAAAAAGTGTTCCTGGAGTAGTTGTATATAAACAAGACTTTGGTGCTGGAGAAGTTAGCATGGCAGTAATACTAAAATCGTCTGCTAATAAACACACAGTAAACCAAATAAACCAAATAGCATCAGACAACGGTGTTGCAATTGACCTTACATCTGCTGTAAGTGATATGTTCGTCGACAGTATATATACTGGTGATTTAGAAAATTTAGCAGATTGGTACGATAGCGATGAGATTTAGAGAACTACTAGAATACAAAAGAGATAAAACTGCTACCAACTTAGGTGAACAGTTAATTAACACGATAGTGCAATCTGTACAAAGTCCGATTGGCAACACTAGTCAAACACTGCAACGTATTATTCCAGGAATAACTTACTTTTCTCCTAGTTCGAGACCAGATGATGCAGAATTGCAAGAAATCCATGCGACACTAGGCGCTCATATACATAACGTATTACAGTTCTTTGAAGATGCTGACCCTACACCAAACAAGCAATACACTGAATGGATTATTAGACGATACATAGACGGTGGCATTAGATACTTAGAAGATGTGGATAGCACAGTAGCAGAGAACTTAGCAATATATCACGAACTTAAAACGCGCAGAATGATACCACCTGAGTTAATGGATATCGGCAAAATTAAAGGTGATACTGGTAATAACAGTGTAGCAAGATTCTTCCGTAATGTATATAACATATACAGAGATCTACCAGAGCAACAAGAGAAGATAGACAAAGGTTCATCTAAAGAAGTCTACGAAGATGATGAAATAAGAATAGTACATCCAGCAGATCAAAAAGCGGCTTGTTATTACGGGCAAGGAACACAATGGTGTACTGCTAGTACTAAGTCACGTAACTACTTCAAAGATTATAACGATGATGGTGCATTGTATATTATATTACCAAAGAAGCCAGGTCACAGAGGCGAGAAGTACCAACTGCATTTTGAGACTGACTCATACATGAATGAGAACGATGTGGGTGTGCCGTTATATTCTTTAATAAAAAGGTGGCCTCAACTACACAAAATATTTAAAGGAAATATATTTAATGCATATCGTGGTGATGAGGATATCCCAACAGGTAATCCATCTATACTATTAGCAGAACCAGAGACTTTAGAGAATTGGTTAGACATTACAGCAGACAAGATAGTACCAAAGATTGAGAAAGAGCTAGCAAGCCCAACAAGTGTTTATAATTGGTTAGATTTGTCTCAGATAGAAGATAGTATACAAAGCGGTCTTGATAGCCCGGACTTAACTAAAGACCAAAAATTCACAATGGAGAAAAAGTTAGATGGATTGTATAGCATTATTAATCACATCTCAGAAAATAAACAAAATACTACTAACGTAATTTATCCTCTAATTGACGACTTAGACGAACTTGAAAAGTCATTAAAAAATCATGGCGATGCAACAAGTACTATGATAAACAATATTCCTAGAATGTTCCCTGGTATGGATACTATGATGAATGACATAGGTGATAGATATGTAACTAGCGATCTTAGAATTAAAGTTATGAATAAGGTGTGGTACGCTCTTACTAGAGAACTAAACCCTTACTTTGCTAACGCATGGGATCCATTATCTAAGTATCGTTAGTAGCAATAAACAGTTATGATTGATTGCACTCGATAAATAATTTTATATGAAAATTATTTTTAGAGAATCATCAGGTAATGTAATAATCAACAACCAACTTTGGTCCATTAACGATCATTGTGTAGAACTCAATATACCGCATAAATGGCAACTACTTGAGTTTCAAAGCGATAGTTATATAAAAATTCTAAATGTAGAACTAGATGGACAAAAGATCGATTACCTGTTGTACATTATGTTTGACGATGACAAAAGATGCACGTTCGGAGATATATCCAAAGGAACAACTCAATATCTGCCTATCCATCCAAACTATGCTATTTTTAGATCCACTGTGTGTCAACAGTTACCTAACGGGTGGTACGGTAAACAGATCTATGAACATTTTGAATTCTGTATAGACAGACCTGTTACATTTTCGTCTACGCAACCCAAACATATTCAGGATTATTTTGCAATGGACACAGGAGCACATTGGATCAAAAAATATCACAAAGATAGTAGTTGGTTTTTCAATGAAACACACGATGTTGCTCAAGTCAAACAGTCAATCGATCTTAGCCTGTTTGAAATTGATGCCGCAGGCGGAGATACTAACAGTGGATGGACTATGCGTACCTTAAAAGGTGTAAGCATAGACAAATTAAAGCCGATGGGTTTGACATTTTTTTATGATTTGGCCGTGAAACACAAATTTATTAGAATTCCAACACTTAGTTGCAACACACTAGAGCCCGGAGGTCATATTGGCATACACATAGATCGTGGTCCAGATAAACCCCTTAGGAAAAAAATATATCTCAGTCTTGACCCCAGCGATGATGTATATTTTAAATTCAGCACAACAGGTCTAGTGCCGATGAACACACAAAAAAGCATGTGGTTAAACACAGATGGACATGTTCATGCTGTGGTTAATGACAGCACAACGTCAAGACAGGTTATCAGTATATGTGGCGATGCTGATTGGACTTAATATAATCATATCATAATTAATTAATAAATAATGGCACAACGCCACGATTATGTGACGCCGGAATAAACTTGGACGCTTTGGTTAATTTAACCATTTATCGAATCAGTAACGCCCTTCCGTACGATACAGTTCTGTATCTAGTATTAACCAGGAAAAATAATGGATAATATAAACATATTGGATAATCGATGGGACGATGCTAGGGTACAGAGGGGTTTAGATAAGAAGCCTATACAAACCGACTATGAGTACATAGGACGGATGGAAGTAGACTTTGAAAAAATCAAATCTGACTTAATAGATCATGATTGGCTTAGAACCGATTGGTACGGGATGAACTGGAGAGTCAAAGCCCAACAGGAACAAACAGCGTTCCCTAGAAACGAAAGCACTAAGTACGTTGACAAGAAACAGGTCGTGTTCACCGAACTACCAAGCGAAATCTGCAAGAAACCCTACGAACCATTTGACAAACTAGCTAAGGATCTTGGCGTGTACATGCCCGAAGAATACAAAGACACAGAATACTCTCTAGTTAAAATAAACAGACAGATGCCCGGCGACGTGCTATGGATGCATTATGATTTTATGGCAGATTCTGATTGGGTCAAGTATTTGGTTTTTTTAAATGATTGGGCTCCAGGTCAAGTTTCGTTATGGGGCGAAGAGGCTATAGTTGGTTGGAAGAGTGGTGACTGCTACAAAGTAGATGTCTTAACTACTCCACACGGCGCTGTAAATTGTGGCCCGGAAGAACGTTGGTTAGCAACAGTCAGAGGGAAATCGATCAACTGATCGTTTATAACTCAAAACAACAAAATTTATTAATTTATTAATTTAATAGCAATTAGTATGTATACTACTTGTCAAGCAACGCGAAGAATACACCTGCTTCGTTTTGTTTTTAACTTTTAACAGGTGGAAAAAAGGAGATATTATCTTATGAAAAAGATAACCGGATTAGTTGCAATTGGGTTCGCCACAGCACTAACAACAGTAACAGCAGGAAATTGGTTCACAGATGGGTTTGACTGGAACAATTCCAGCAAAGATATGGATATAATTGTTAATGGATCTTTAACAGGGTCTACAAACGCAATTGCACAACTTATTGCTAAGGATAGCCAATCTGGTACATTCCCTGGTATTAAGTTAACTGCTGTAGCACCAGGAAACGCTTGTAAGGGTTTCGCGCTAATTAAGCAGAGACCAGCTGATGAAACGTTTGTAACTTACTATGAGAACTACTATCAATTAGTTGCTAAACAAAAAAATGATGCATCTTGTCCGTATATCAGTTTTGAAAATGCAACACCGATCGTTTCTTATGTACAATCATTGTACTTAATAACTAACGAAAAAACATTAGCAGACTTTGGTAAGCAGAAACTAAAGATTGGTTATTCGGGTACTGGACCTGAAAAAGATTGGCACGATAAACTTACTCAAAATTTCGGCCAGGATCATACTTTTGTAGCATATTCAGGTACTGGTAATCTGAGATCAGGAATGGCATCGGGTGAAGTTGATGCTATTTGGACAACATATAGACACTTTTTGAAATTAAAAGATCAAAAAGACCAGTATACAATTGTTATGCGAACCTTAGATACGTTAGATGTTGATGCGCCGATCCTAGCGGAATACTTCAATGACACATCATTATCAAGAGCATTCTTGAGTGGCTGGTACGTGTTCAACGATGACGGTACTGCTAAAACGATTTCAGATAAGTTAGCAAGCGATGTTAAGAATAACACTGGTGAATTTGGCAAATACGCTAACACTAAGAAACTTATCTTAACTTTCGATCAACCGACGCAAAAGGAAATGGAAAAGAACCTTAGCTGGGACCAATAAACTAGAGGACACTGCTTATGCTACAAAAATCAATCGGAAACATTTTCATTGATAGAGAGACGATACATGAGCAGTGTAATCAGAGTACTGGAAAATACGAGGCGGCCACTGATATTTTATCTAGGCCGCCTTTACCAGGTTCTAATTACACTGAATTAAATTCACACTCTTTTCGCTTCGATGAACATATAGTCAGCCCTTTAGTTGATATGGATAAACTTTGGTCTGTTACAAATGCGGATTCTACAAAACCAAGTCATATGGTTATGTATATGATGAAGCCAGCAATGTTTACTCCTTTACACGCAGATCAAATGCAAACGTACAATAAGAGCCTCAATGACGACGACATAACACGCAGACGTAGATGGTGGATTGCAGTTGATGATTGGATGCCGGGACATATTCTTCAGCATGAAGATTGCACTGTTGCACACTATAAGTCAGGAGATGTATTTCCTTTTGTCTTTCAAAATAAACATGTTGGAGTAAATGCAAGTCTTACAGATAGGTACTACATTATATTTGCGGCCTTAGCTAAGTAAATATGTTAGTAAAATCATTATAATTGTGTAATGATTTTACTAACATTTTGAAACTAACACAGGAACATTATGCTACTAAAACCAATTGGAAATATATTTATTGACAAAGAAAGAATACTCAAGGAGTGTACCCCCGAAGCCGGGACATACGAGGGGGCTGGAGACATCTTATCTAGGCCGAACTTACCGGGATCTAATTACACTTCATTAAATTCACACTCCATTTTCTTCGATGACGATATTGTTCGTCCTTTAGTTGATATGGATAAACTTTGGGAAATAACTGATGCAGATCCTACAGCACCGAGTCGACTTATTATGTATGTACAGATGCCGGGTTGCTTCACTCCCCTACATGTGGATTGGATGCAAACTTACAATAAGAGACTCGAAGGTGAAGAAATAAGACGCAGAGGCAGATGGTGGCTTTCAGTTAACGACTATATCACAGGACAAGCTATTATGCACGAAGAATATGTAATCGCACATATGAAGTCAGGCGATGTATTCTCTCTAGATTACAAAGGAGAACACTGCGGAGTAAATGCAAGTCTTGACTATAGATATTACGTTACATTCTCGGCATTAATCAAGTAAACTATGATTGATCTAGTACAAGTTGCGTTACTTGGTGCAATATTTGGCATAGTAGCTGGATTAATTCCAGGCGTTGGCATATTAGTTGTCATAGCAATGTTGTACCCATTCCTGTTAGACTTTCAACCCGTAGAGCTGTTGCTATTTTATATCTCTATGGTTAGCAGTGCTCAATACTTCGGCAGTGTAACAGCAATATACCTAGGACTTGCGGGCGAAGCCAGCAGTTTCCCTGCGGTAATCGAAGGCTACGCATTGTCTAAGCAAGGCAAAGGACAACTGGCGATATTTTTAACAGGTGTTGGCAGTTTCATCGGCACAATGTTTGGCTTGGTTTTTATTGCGGTATTAAGTGTATCAGTCTTAGATTTGACACTTACTACCATGGAAAAAATGATTTTATTCATGGCAGTTGGTCTTAGTTTAATTCTTACAACAAAGAATAAATTACTAACAGATCTAAGTTTAATTCTTTTAGCAATTGGTTTAAGTCATATTGGAGTTAGTATAAACAGCAATGTACCTTTAGTCCATTTTGATCTAATGTTTTTAAGTCAAGGTATTAGTTACTTTACATTAGCGGCAGGATTACTTTGCATGAAAGAAGTTATGCATACTGAGAAAACCAACACAAAAATTATTATTGTAGAAAACTACAATGCTATTAAAGAGTTAGTAAAGCACAAATATTCAATAATCAGAGGCAGTATAATTGGTAGTATCGGTGGTATGTTACCAGGGTTAACCACAATTAGTGCTAGTCATTTGGCCTACGTAGCAGAAAAAAGAGTACATAAGGACACATACACAAAAGGCAACACACATTGTTTAACTAGTAGCGAAACTGCTAACAACAGCGGTAGTATTACCCAACTGTTTCCATTGTTAATGTTTGGTATACCGATAACAGGAAGTGAAGCCATACTATACCAACTGCTCGGAACGAAAGGGTGGGAAGGATCAGCAACACAGCCGTTAGCATTGTTAGCTAGCAATTGGTGGTTGATAGTAGGTGTTAACTTAATCATGTTAATCTTAGCAATTAGATTTTCAAGACACTTTGCAAAAATGATCCCTAGCAATGAGCTGTTGTTAAAGTTAGGAATCTTCTTTATTTTAGCAATCGTGGTTTACGTCGTAGGAGACAAACAAACTGGTTTTGGCTTGTTTAATTTGTTCTTGTTTTTGTTTGCAACAGGCATTGCATATCTATTCCCTAAAGTAAACTTTTTACCTTTTGTATTTTGGATGTGCATAGGAGATATATGGCTAGAAAATTTTTACACTTTTTTACAACTTTATGAAATTGCATAAACGCACAGGTTGGCAAGTTGGAGATACTTTCTTTAACAATAAGTGGGATGCGATTCAGTATGCAACGGACAATCCGCAATCATATAAAGCCTACTGCAACGACGACACGTGGGACAATGCAGATTGGACAATTGAGCCCGAGCAAGATATAAAACAATTAGAGAAAAATCATGCGGAGTATTTAAGAAACAAGTATAAAACTTTAGCACTTTTTTTTAGTGGTGGTGTAGACAGTAGCACAATATTAGACACATTTATAAAAAATAAAATACCATTGGACTATATTTTTGTTTGGTATCAACATGACTACAATGCAAGTTATAGCAAAGATATACGTTTAGCTATGCAATACCTAGAACAAAATAAAAGCAAACTAATGGGTGCTAAAATAATCTGCGGAGAAAAATTAGATCACTTCGAAGGTAATAGCATTTATAATTTTAAAAATGACGTACGTGATATAAATTGGGGTCTGCGGTTTCATCATTGGGGACATGCAGAAAATTTAAGATTTAGACAACCCGATATATACGACGAGGTCAACGAAGACGGATGTATCGTTACAGGCAGTAACAAACCCTACGTATTTAAAGACGAAAAAGGGTTCTATATGCAACATGTTGATCGTGATGATGAAAGTTGGGGACAGCCTTTTTTAGTTGAGATGTTTTGGTTGGGCAAAGATCCAACACTACAGATCAAACAATGTCATTTAGCCAAACAATGGTTAGAAGAACACGATCTATCAAATTCTAATAAAATCTACAAAAGTAGCGATACAGAAAAATTTTGGAGTTTCAACAAAAGTTTCGGAAGAACAAGTATTGATGAATTTTTTTACCAGAAAAATTGTTTTGGAGAGAAAATCGAAGATGAATACTTTTCTCAAGGTTATAGCAAAGAAAACAGCAACAGTTATTGTGCTGAATACTTTAAAGAATGGCGACATACAGAGTCATACAACAATCTAGTTCTAGAGATAGATAAAATAGATAAAAAGTTTATCAAAGATGGCGCACTGGGTTGGCTCACAAAGAAAAGATATTTAGAATAACCCTTGCAAGTAAGACTCGAAGAAATTAATTAATTAGATTGCTATATTTTTTCAATATAGCATCACCCACTTGTTTAGATTTACTATAAGCATATTCTAAAGCCTGTTTATGGCTTCCACATCTTCGAGGCTTAATTCCAAACTTATTGAGATAGATATTATCGTAATAAAATAACGTTCCACCGGGCATTGTGTAAAACTGTTCTTCTCTTAGTGCTAGTGCTTCTTCAAGGTTATTATGCAACTCGTTTTTTAATATTTTATAAAACTTGTCACTATAAAAATGTTTTCTGTTAAATTCTACAATTTTAGTTGTCTGTTGTATTAATTTCTTGTATTCAGTTGGGTTTAAGTTATTTAAATAACTGATCAAATCAGTTATTTTTTTAAATCTTGCATCTGTATCTTCTTCGTAGTCGTAGCTTTCATCCCATATATGGTCAAATGTCTTAAAACCGTAACTTTTTAAGTACTTAATAGAATGTGGTCCGCCAAATAAAATAAACGGCTGTTGCATAACAATAGGTTTAAATATTTTCTCAGTTAAATGTACTTTTTCTGTATCGAACATAGTCTCTGGAACAATGTGTATATCAAATTTGCTCTGGTCTTTCCACTCTATTGTTGCACTTAAATCACTTGATAACTCAATATTGTGTTTATCTAAAATCGGACAATACACATCTATATTTGAATTTTTTAACAGTTGCAGTATATCTTTTCTGTATTTGCGTGTACCGCTAACACCTCTTATATAACACCCGAATTTATTTTTATTACTGTTGTTTACAGGTGATAGCATTTCATACATGCTATACCAGTATCTGCTTAAAAACGCATTAGACCAAAAATGAAACGGTATATGAAAGTTGTCCGAAACCCAAGATACATCCTTGCTGTTAATTTCACTTACAGCAATTATTGGGGTATATATACCCCTACTCCTAAACAAAAAGAATTCGTTGTTTGGTAAGTCGATGTGCTTACTAGCAATGGCATTATCATTGGTTAAATGTTCTTTAGTAACTTCACAGTACGCATGTATATCCAACGGCTCTTGATCAAACATAACTAGTGTTCCGTTTGACTCGCGTTCTGTAATAAGTTCGGGTTGAGATGAATCTGATTGCATATTTTCTGGAAAATATGGAGTTGTTGCATGAACTAAGTCATGTAGGTTTTTGGACCCTAAATCGGTAAAATGTAAAACCTCTACGTTTTTTTTGTTGATGTAGCAGTAATAGCGTAGGTAGTCGTATAATTGATTAGGGGAAAGCATATAATGAATAAAAATATTAGTATGATATTTACCCGAGGGAGTTAAACATAGTAAATGTTTGTGAAGTAGCACACCAACTAGCAAAGGCGAAAAGTTAATAGAAGTGTGCTAATACAAAACCAGCATAAATACTGATAATAAAAATATTTGGATTATGCAATGAAGCCTGTACTTATACCTGACATCGTTTACACTGATTTACGTGAAACTCTAAACAAACTAGACAACGTACTAGTAGAGAAACAAACAAAGTTCTCTTTTAAGACACTTAATCGTTGGGGTCCATGGGCATCTGATGTTGCTGATTACATGACTAATCAATTAGATGTTAGTCAAGGTGTTCCGAGCGACGTACAAACATTCGTAAAGCAGTCAACGTTTAGTGATGAGAAGAAACAGCAGATACTAAATGATCCGTACTACGCCAGGAACCTAGCTCAAGTCGCTAGTGCAGTAAACAGAGGCGACATGGCACCTTTAGGCAATACAGGGCCACAACATTCAGGTGGTACTAGTTTTGGTGGCGGTTCTGGTGTAGGGTTTGAAGGATTATCTAAAGAATTAAAAAAACTACAAGACATAGTAAAGCGAAAGAAGAGTTCTGATGAAGGCGGTACTAAGGCGTTTTATACACCGTTACCTCCAGAAGATTTAGAATGGGTGTTACACGGTCAACCTGCTGATCCAATTCCCCAGACAGGTTCAGTAACTGATAAAGTTGATCCAACATGGGACGGGCAAACAGCAGATGAACTTAGGGCAGAATTAGATAAGTCTTACGGCGGCCGTGAAAATTGGGAAGGAACAAAAGAATTTGAATCTCCAGAGACAGAACCTAGCGAATATGTACCATCGGACAAAGACGACTATAAAAGTTCGTATGAAGCAGAACTAGGACTTGATACTGGCGAACTTACTACTAGACCTTCTCCGCAAGCTAGAGCAGACGACGAGTCAGATACTAGAAGCGACTACGAAAAAGAACTAGATAGAAGAGTTAAACAGCAACTTAAAAAGTCTCCAGAAGAGGAGTTCGCTAGATGGTTAAAGCGTTTTGCTTTCACAGACGATGAAACATTCGCTGACTACGACGAAGAGTTTATTAGATCAAGTTTCGGCGATCAAGCCGCAGAGGCATTTTTAGCATCGCAACAAGAGAGAGAATCATTTATAGATACCGAAGTAGATACTGCTCCAGAGACAGAAGTAGATACTGCTCCAGAGACAGAAGTAGATACTGCTCCAGAGACAGAAGTAGATACTGCTCCAGAGACTGAGGTCGATGATGAGTACTCATTAGGTGATAGTGAAGATTATTCACTTGACACGTGGAAAAAACTGTTCAAGTTCATGGATGCAGATCATTTTGCTAATTTTGATGAAGACTTTCTCAGGGCAAACTATAGTGACACAGCCGCTGATGCATTCTTAGCTACTGAAAGACCTATCCCAGATCCAGTTCCAGATCCAGAGCCTTCAACTGAAGATATCGCTTCATGGAAAAAACATTACACTGATATGGATCCTGAGGATCTTGAGACAATTACCCCTGAAGATGCTAAAGCTTACGGACCTGCATCAGTTAAGGCATACGTAGATGCTAAATTAGAAAAGGTACAAAAAACAAAAGACGTAGCAGATGCTTATACGGACGCCGATACACAAGATACTGATGATAACGTTGTAACCCAAGATCCACCTGAATCAGAATACTATGAATGGTTAAAGCGTTTTGCTAATACAGATGACGAAACATTCAATAGCTTTGATACAGATTTTATTAGATCAAATTTTGGCGATCAAGCCGTAGAGGCATTTGAAGTTGCACAACAAGAGAGAGAATCATCCACAGAGCCAGAGGTTGATTTAACACCAGAGCCTGAAGTAGAAGTAGAGCCTGAAGTAGAAGTAGATACTAACGATGAAAGATTTGCAAAATGGAAAAAACGCTTTGCCGATACAGACGATGAAACATTTTCTGAGTATGATGTAGAATTTATTAAATCAAACTTTGGCTCCGATGCGGCACAAGCATTTTTAGCATCGCAACAAGAGAGAGCAGGAATTGTAGAGCCTGAAGTAGATACTAGCGATGCAGATCTAAACAGAATAAGGGACCTAGCTGGAGTACTAACTCCAGAGCCACAAGCTAAAGCAGATGAGTTTGAGACTGCACCAGTATTAACAACAGAATTGCCAGACTTCAGCACAATGACGCAGGAAGAATTCGTAGCTTGGGAAGACAAAGCAATGGACAACTTCATTGACAATTGGGAGTCAAATCCTAGGTACGCTGGCATGTCAGAAGAAGAAGCAAATGATCAGTTCAATAGTGATTTAGTAAACTTTGAAGAAAGAGTAGGTAAAAAAGAACCACAAGCTAAAGCAGACGACACTGATATAGACGCAGACATAGACGATCTAAATACAGCAATAGATGACTTAGATAAAACACAATCTATAACAACTGATCCGTACGACACTTCAAACTTCGGACACATGACACAAGAAGAATTTGATAGGTGGGAAGAAAGTTTCATAGACGCAGAACTTGATAAAATGTATGATAATGATGGTAACCAAGTAATAAGCGATGAAGATTTTGATGCTAATTTAGATACTAACACAACTAAACTCTACCAGCAGTACCAAAAAGCTCGTGAAGAACAACCAGAAGTCGATGCACAAAAAGTATTTACTGATGCTAACGTAGATCAACAAATGCAAATGCCAGGTGAAAGTACGGCAGACTTCTTAACACGAACAACCAAGATTGATGCAGATAACAGAGCTAAACAAGCACAACAAAAAATAGACGATCAGGCAGTACTCGATGCATTAGAAAAAGCAGGCAGAAGTAGTAAAGCAAAAGGCGTGTTTAGAAAACCTATGGCAAAAGATGATACTCCTGTTAATAAAACGTATACATCAGCTAAACCAGAAACTGATGTCAGTAGAGCAATCGACACCATATCAGATGCTATTCCAGATAGTGTTAAAGATACAGCAGGCGATGTCTGGGCTGATGTAAAAGGTTACTTCCAAGGTAGTGAAGCAGATAAAGATCTCGGTACAGCCAAAGATGCAATTGGAGATGCATACGATTATGTTACAGGTGATGAGCTTGGTAACGATGCTTCAAGATTAAAGAAATACATACTGAGTACACAATCACGTAAAGATGCTCAAGCCAAAGGTGAAGAGCATAGAGGGGCAATAGATAAGAAGGTTACTGATACTAAAACAGGTATAACTGACTACTTTACCAAAGGTGGACTTACCGGTGACTTAGGTGATGCGGCTGATTGGATTGGTGATGCGTATACTAAACAAATGGACCACATTGATAAACAATTTAAATACGCAGATAAAGTAAACAAAGAAAGAGAAGAGTTTTTAGCTAAAAGCAAAGCAACGTTCGCAAGAGAAAAAGCGGCAAGTCAACCTAAAAAAGATGCAGAAGCTAAGAGAAGAGCTGAAATCGAAGCTCAAGATCCTAGAGGATTTTGGGAGAAAACCAAATCTGGTTGGGATAAAGGCTTTAGAGATGCGGCTAGACAAAAAGCAGAAAGAGAAGCTATATATAAGAAACAACGTGAAGGCCAGCCTAAAAAACCAGAGAATCCAAGTTGGTTCGATAGCTTATGGGACTAGTATGAAGATAACTGAAATAACAGACAAGAGCAGATTAGACGAATTTGGTCCATTACTTAATGTACCTCTGGGAGTGCAAGTATTAGCTAGTAGACTTGCTCCTTATGTTCCTGGTGCATTAGCTGTTGCACACGGAGCACTAAAGTTTGGTCATCCAGCTCTTGGTACTGCAGGCGTGACAGCTAACACTGTGGGAAATACTATTGATAGTATTGATACTGCAACTGATACTGCGGCTAGCTACTTTGATGACGAAGGTAGACAAGCAGTGGCTAAAGCAACTGATGATGATATTCCGCAGTTAGATCCCGAAATAGATATACCGAGTGAGTAAAAGTAACTTTTTCTACGGTAAATAGTAGAATGAGTACTAAATTTGTAAAAATATTATTTGATTTGCACTGTAATTGGGAAGGTATTCCTCCTGACTATAGAGTATATTTAAATGATGAGTTATTTACAGAAAGAACATATAGATTTGAAGATCCAGTCTACTTAACAGAAATACTACAAGTACAAGCTAAACCAGGAACATATAGATTTAAGCTAGAGAAGGTAGGTCCGCAAATAAGTAAATTCAGTATATCAAATACTAGAGTAGAATACGGACCAGGTGAGATAGTAGATAAACATACATTTAAAATATTAGAAGAAGATGAGAGCTAACGAATTTATAACCGAAAACCCATTCATAACCAGGGGTTCGCCGTACCTAAAAGATATACCGCATATAACTGACAAGATATCTCAGTTCTTTCAAACGTATACAGAGCTCGATTACGATGGCATACGTAATAACTTAGGCATTGACGGTAATCGCAGGCCACTAGCAAAAGCAGATGGCGATGATATTCCAATAATAGATTTTGATGATGATGACGGCCGCGACGAAGATTTTGATTGGGATGATGATATTCCGCAGTTAGATCCCGAAGTTAGTAGTATACCGATTGATAAGAGTAAAGAAAAAGTAGTATTGCCTATAATATCTAATCCATATGGGTTTCCCGCTAAAAATGAAAATAAATTACGTGAATTTGATTCTAAACTATTCTACAATAATTTATACAATAATATATTAAATAATTGGGATTCTATGCGGCGCGATGATTGGGATGTCTTTAAGAATCGCAAGTCTGAAAAGAAACCAGAGAAAACAGAGAACCCAGAGAAAACAGAGAACCCAGAGAAACCAATTAAACACGATGAATGGAACTTGCCTAAAGGTCAAGCATCTGTGTAGAGGAGAAATTAATATGCGTTTACATGAATTTTTAAACTTAGAAGAAGAAGTTAAATGGTGGAACCCCACTACATGGCTTGACGAACCAAAGTTTAATCCTGACATTACTCCTATGAAAAAAGGATATAAAAAGATGAAAAAGAAAATGTCAACAGACCCTGAATACGCGAAGAAAATTCTGTCTGGCAATAAGATTAAAAAATCCACACGTTTAGACGATATCATAACATAGGTGAACTAATGAAAATAAATGAAATAACAGATAACAACCGGCTAGATGAAGCTTTGCCTGCATTACCATTAGTTTTAGGCACGGTGGCGGCTGGAGTTGCTAAGAATGCTCCGCGCATTGTAAGAGCAGTTAAGAACATGTTTAAAAAAGCACCCGATTCAGCGAAGAAAAAAGGCATTACTAAAGGCGACAGCAGAGTAGATATTAATAGAAAATCAAGTACAGAATTTGATTCTTTACCGTTACCAAAGAAAGTAACTGGCAACGTATACGGTGATCCTAAAATTAATAAATGGAAAAATGACATTTTCTATTAATAGTAAATTAAAATATCAATCAAAATGAGATCACATGAATTCACACAATTAGATGAAGCTTTGCCATTTTTCGCAGGTGCGGCGGCTGCGGCTGCGAAGTACGGACCAAAAGCTTTAAAAGCTCTTAAAAGCTTTACAAAGAAAAAAGTAGATCCTGCGTCGATTGGGCAAGGCGTGGCTGCCACCGCAACTGGTGTAGGTTTAGCTGGAATGGCAGTTGATAAGTTATCAAGTGAGAAGACACCAAACGGTATAGATTACGACAAAGCCTACAACGCGTTTAATGCCGCTGAGATGTCAAGTGTTGATGCAGGTAAGGACGGCTCAGGACATTACATACGTACACACGGTGCTAAAAAAGGCACGCAAGCATATAAAACAGGTTCAAGCGCATACGGTCCTACACAGTTAAACAAAACAACAGCCCAAGACTTCACTACACGATATCCAAAAGCATTTAAAGGGCAAGAGGATTACGCAAAGAAGTACATACATCAAGGTTCGCATTTTAACAAACATAAAAGAGGAACTGATTCAAAATATAAGTATGGTGGTAAGGGTGACTTATCAGGGACCGAATACCATGCACCATATAAAAAGTTCAATCAAACTATTATGCGACAAATGGGCAACGAGCTTAAAAGTAAAAACCCACAATCGGGTATCAAAGACTTAGTACAAAGATGGCGTGGTAAATCAGCCTCTGAAGATCCTAGGTACTACGACGAGTTCTTTAATAGATATAATCAACAACAACCTTAGTCATAAATACACTTATGAAAGTACGCGAAATAATGGAAACAACATCAGGCGGTATCGCAACAGTATCAGCGCCATTGGGCGGAACTATTAAGAGGGGCAATCCTAGCATTTACCCTACTGTATCGAAATCTAAGAAAAAGTACGCTAATAGCGTAAAGGCTAAGAAATGAAACTATTTGAATTATTCGAAGACGACAAGGAAAATAGTCAAGACGTAAAAATCCGTGATCCTTTAGCTAGACGCTTAATGGATAAGGCACGAGCCCAGTATGCGTACACAGACTCAGATATGGAAGCTTTTGTTAAGCTAATGGCTGATGAGCAAGAACGTGATAAGAAAAACATTAACAGCTTAGAAGATAGCGTCGCCCACGCTGACGAAGTAAACAAACAGCAGTCACGACAACTTGCAATACTAAAACAACAAGAAAAAGAAGATCGTAGATCACTTGATCAACATCGTGCTAAAATAGATGCAATCAAAGCAGAAATCGACAGCATAGAAGATAGAACAGACTTGTTATCGTTAAATTCACAATATTAACCTAACTCATTAACTTTAATTAGGTGCTATATGCATCTTTTTTATTCTGTATAGTAGTATAATATTAGGTAATTACAATTTATTACCTAGGAGACACTATGCCAGATTCAACGATATTCACCCCAGAACAAAAAAAGAAGTTAGAGCAACTGTTTAAAGAGGGCATTAGTGTAATGTCGGAAGTTCAAATCCTTAACGAAGGATTAGCAGACACAATTAAAGCAATTGCAGAAGAAATGGAAGTTAAGCCTGGCGTACTAAAGAAAGCCGTTAGAGTGGCTTATAAGGTAAATTTTCAGCAAGCAGTTGACGACCACGAGCTACTAGAAACTATCTTAGAAACAGTGGGTCGCACTGACTAGAAGACCACAATGATGAAGCCACGTATTTCTAAAGATCATATCACATGGGGTAGTAATTACGCTATGATGCATGACAACCTTACAAGGAAAATAAAAAAACAAAAATATACAATTTTACCAATGGATACTATATTCAGATGCGTAAAATTAACCAATGCATCTATTGTGCTTTTGAGATTTGGTGATGTTCCTTGCGACAGATTAAACTTAGTAGAAATGGATAAGATAGCAGAACAGCAAAATCTTAAATTTACAATAATTACAGATGTATTCTATACTGAAGAATTTGAAAGTAGTTTTATTAAAATTTTATTTGTGAAAGAATTCTACGGAGTATATTACAACGACTATGTAAGTTCAGACCTGTTAACTTACGATAAATTATACAATTTTTTAGTACAGAGGACAGAAGAGAACAGGACTCATCAATTTTATGAATTTTTTAAACATAATTTAATTGATCTAGGAAAAGTTAGTCTTTTAGCATATCAGATAGACAGCAATGTATCTCCAAGCGATATTGTTAATGATATTAACAAAGAAGCTGGGTATATATACAGCGATATGATAGATAGATTAACTTTTCCATTTGCAAACTTTGACGAACCTGATACTTTATTCGAGTTAGAATCTAGCACAAAATACTCTATTGTTTTTGAAACTTACAACGATTTACATAACCTTCAATGGTGCGTGTTCACTGAAAAAACAATGAGAAGTCTACAGGTTGCAAACATTTCTATATTACAAAATAAAACAGGATCAGTTAAAATATTAGAAGAAATGGGATTTAAAGTACATCCTATTAACCACGTATTAGATCAAATGACAGGATGTTTGTTGCAGGCTAAATTTGTTATTAAATTATTAGAGCATGATATGTTTGGCTTTGATAACATAATCGAAACCGCAGAACATAACCAAGCATTACTAAAATCTTGGTACGATGAGTTACAGACTGAGGAATTTTATAATAACGTAGTTGATCAAGTATTATGAAATTTTTATCGGTTTTAAATAACACATATAATACATAACATGGCATATATTGACGCAATTTACGATCACGAGCATGACAAGATACATGTGGTAGAACGAGTAGATGGAAAACGTAAATTAATAATTTACAACCCTAAGTACGAATTTTATTATGACGATCTTGCAGGCAAGTACCTTAACGTATTTGGTAACCCTGTAAGTAAAGTTAAGGCAAGAAACAAAGGTGAATTTCGTAAAGAAGTAGCTATTCATGATAACAAGAAGACATACGAAAGTGATATTAATGTTGTTAACAAGTGCCTAGAAGAGAACTATAAAAATGCCGATTCACCGGAATTACATACAATATTCTTTGATATTGAAGTAGATTTTGATTTAGAGAAAGGCTTTAGTCCGCCTAAAGATCCGTTCAATCCAGTTACAGCAATTGCACTTTATCTATCATGGACTAAGCAACTTATATGTCTTGCAGTGCCACCCAAGGGCATGCTACGTGAAAAGGCAGATGAGATTGCGGACAAGTTTGAGAACACTATAATCTGCGACACCGAGAAAGAAATGTTAATAGCGTTTCTAGACTTAATTGAAGATGGCGATATATTAAGCGGTTGGAACAGTGAAGGATTTGATATACCGTACATGGTTAATCGCATTACTAGAGTACTAAGTAAAAACGATACAAGACGCTTTTGTTTATGGGATAAGTTCCCTAGAAAGCGTAAATTTGAACGTTACGGGGCAGAGCAAGAAACGTACGACTTACACGGCAGGGTACACGTTGACTATATGCAACTGTACAGAAAGTACACATATCAAGAAATGCATTCTTATTCACTAGATGCTATATCAGAGTATGAGCTAGGTGAAACTAAGGTAGCATACGCAGGTACATTAGATCAATTGTACAATCAAGACTTTGAAAAGTTCATTGACTATAACAGACAAGATACAATGCTGTTAGCGAAGATGGAAGAGAAGCTTAAATTCTTAGAACTAGCAAATGAATTAGCACATTCAAACACAGTATTAATACCAGCTACAATGGGTACTGTTGCTACTGTAGAACAAGCTATCATTAACGAAGCACATGAACGTGGTATGGTAGTGCCAGATAGGATTAGATCCGAAGGCAACACACAAGCCGCTGGTGCGTATGTAGCAAAACCTAAAAAAGGAGTACATAAATGGATAGGATCAGTTGATATCAACAGCTTGTATCCATCTGTTATTAGATCGTTAAATATGGCTCCTGAAACTATCATAGGACAATTCAGACCTATAGAAACTGACAAACATGTTGCAAGTAAAATGGGAGATCAATTCCGCAACGGTAAAAAGTATGTAGGTGCTTCATTTGCAGGTGCATGGGAAGGACTATTTGGCTCATTTGAATACACAGCAGTAATGGAAAGAAGAATTGACTTTAGTGTTACTGTTGATTGGATTAACGGTGACGAAACACAACACTCAGCAAAAGAGATACATGATATTATTTTTAACCAAGGTAGCAACTGGTCATTAAGTGCTAACGGCACTATATTTTCATATGAAAAAGCAGGTATTATACCAGGACTATTAGAGCGTTGGTACGCAGAACGCAAAGAACTACAAGCAAAACTACGCAAATCAGAAACCGAAGAAGATAAATCGTTTTGGGACAAGAGACAGCTTATTAAAAAGATTCTATTAAACAGCTTGTACGGTGCAATTCTTAACCCGCACTGTAGATTCTTTGATAAGCGCATAGGACAGTCAACTACATTAACAGGTAGAGCAATTGCAAAACATATGGATGCACATGTTAACGAATGTTTAACTGGCGAATATGATCATGTAGGTAAATGTATTATATACGGTGATACAGACTCAGCATACTTTAGTGCTTGGCCAGTAATGGAAGAAGCAGTTGCAAATGGTGCTGAGTGGGATAAAGAAATAGCAACTGCATTGTACGAAGGATTAGCAGATGATGTAAATGTTAGTTTTCCTCTTTATATGGAACGCGCACATAACGTACCTATAGAGAAAGGCGAAATTATTAAGTGTGGTCGCGAGATAACCGGCGAAAGTGGCTTATTCATTAAGAAGAAACGTTACGCTATAATGGTATACGACAGTGAAGGCACACGATATGATATAGATAATAAACCAGGCAAAGTTAAAGCTATGGGGTTAGATTTAAAACGCAGTGATACTCCTGTAGTAATACAAGACTTCTTGAAGGATATATTAAACGATTTGCTTACAAATAGAAATGAGGAGTTCATTATTGAGAAGATTATAGACTTTAAAAAAAGTTTTAAAGACAAGCCTAGTTGGGAAAAGGGATCACCAAAACGTGTTAATAAATTAACACACTACCGTAAAATAATGCAGACCGAAAAAGTAGAGAGGGGAAAAGGTAACAAGGTACCTACTATTCCAGGACATGTTAGAGCGGCAGTAAATTGGAATACCTTGCGTAACATGCACAGAGATAACTACAGTATAGAAATACAAGATGGCATGAAAACTGTTGTGTGTAAACTTAAAGATAATCCTCTAGGATTCAAAAGCATAGGTATTCCAACTGATGAAACTAATATACCAGAATGGTACAAAGAATTACCGTTCGACGACGAACTAATGGAAACAGCTCTTATTGATAAAAAAGTTGAAAATTTACTAGGTGTACTAAATTGGGATATATCTAGAAGAACAGACATTAGCAACACATTCCAACAGCTATTCGACTTCAAATGAAAGATCCTTTAAGCTATTTTGTAAAATACAAAACTATCGTTGATAACACATCAGTCGATGCTATTACTAAACAAGTAGATAATGCTTTATCGTCTACATTAAATGCATTAGGCAAATCTGCATTTAATGTAGAATTAAAAGATGAACTATTAAAAAAGAAAATAGAAGTAATAAACCAGATTAATGAGTTCGATGAACTTTTATCTGAATTTAAAGACAGTACTGCTAATAGGTTAAAAAAAGAGGAGTCTGGATACTTATCAACAAGTTATAAAATATACGAAGATAGCAAGGATCAAGATGATTCAACATATATATTAGATCGTGTATTATTTCAAGCTCTAATATATCGGGATGAAATAGATGAAGGATTTTTTAATCGAATACATTATCATAGTAGTTGGAAACACACAGGTATGTTTATTCGTCCTGAATATGGAAAATATATAGATAAGATGACATCGTCAGATCCACTATACGTAGTTGACGAATCTGAAGAGCTTCTTAAGCCTATAAAAAGTCATTGGACTAAACAATATCAAGACAGGCTAAGATATCGAGTCATCGACGAAGAAAAAGATATAATTTTTAAAAACTTTCCGCTAGGGCAGTTTGGATTTATTGTTGCTATGAACTTTTTTAACCATAAACCATTGGATGTTATTAGACAATACTTAACAGAGATATATGATTTATTAAAACCTGGAGGGGTGTTGTTGTTTACTTACAATAACTGTGATTTTCCTATTGCTGTGCAAAATTTCGAAAAATCGTTGTATTCATATACACCTGGAGCACTAGTAGAACCACTGACAGAATTAATAGGTTTTGAAATTCTTAAATCATTTGGCGACCCCGAGACCAATGTTAGTTGGTTAGAACTTAAAAAGTCTGGCAAACTAACTTCATTAAGGGGCGGACAATGTTTGGCCAAAATAAACAGTTAAGGTTACAATCGCCTAAATAAACCTATATAATATTTTTATAATTTAACTTTTTAAAGGAGAAAAAAATGAAGGATTACCTTTTAGACCTAGTTAGTCACACACATGACTTAGGTTGTATTGATCTAGTAAAGATCACAGGAAACGACGAATTTACAGAAATTAACGGTTTAGCAGACGATCGAAGTGTAGTAGTACAAGCACAATTCGCAACTCCAGTACTAGAATTCAAAGGCACATTTGGTATGCCAGACCTAAGTAACCTAAAACGGTTGCTTACTATTCCAGAGTACTTAAAGGACGCTAACATTACAGTAAAACGCCAGGATAGAGGTGAAGATAAGAATACGCCTGTAGGCTTACATTTTGAGAATAAAGGAGCAGATTTTAACAACGACTATCGCTTTATGGTAAGTGAAATTGTTAATGATAAACTTAAAGCAGTTAAGTTCAAAGGTGCTAATTGGGACGTAGAGTTTACACCTGTAGAGATGAGCATACAGCGTTTAAAGTATCAAGCAGACGTGAGTCCTAACGAAACTACATTTAAAGCAAAAACAGAAGATGGTAACCTAGTGTTTATGTTTGGTGATCATAGTACACATGCAGGACACTTTGTATTTCAAGCAGGCATAGAAGGCACATTAAAGGGAGCATGGCATTGGCCTATCAAACATGTTATTAGTATTCTTAATCTAACAGGTACTAAGACGATGAGGATTAGTGACAACGGTGCGGCAGAGATTACAGTTGATAGCGGTATAGCAGTGTACAATTACATTCTACCAGCACAGAGTAAGTAAGTAATGAACAAAGATCTAACTAAGGCACAGAACGACTATGCTATATTTTTACCTGCTATTAGTAGCTTTTACAGTACATACATAGGTAAACAACAGCATGGCGAGTACGTTCCTAAATCTAGGATGCCAACAGGTATTCCAGAAATGGAGAACATGAATTTCTTTAACAAAAAGAAAGGACACTTTACATATAAGTGGGGCTTATACTCTGCAGGACATGCCAAGTTAGATATGGATAAAGACGAGCCAGGGGAAAGCATGTTACGTAATCGTAGTTCAGATACGTTCTTAATTGCTGACTCTGGAGGTTTCCAAATTGGTAAGGGCGTGTGGAAAGGTAAGTGGAATGATCCTAGTGATGCCGATGCAGAGAAACGACGTGCATTAGTACTTAAATGGTTATGTAAGATATCTGATTACAGTATGGTGCTTGATATACCATCTTGGTCATACCAGAACCCTGAGGTAGCAGAAGCTATAGGCATACACAGCTTTGAAGATGCAGTAAGTGCAACAAAGTACAACAACGAGTACTTCATTAAAAACAGAACAGGCGATACTAAGTTCTTAAACGTACTGCAAGGTGGTAATCACCATGAAGCAGATCTTTGGTACGATGAGATGAAAGACTACTGCGATCCAACAAAACACGACAATCATTTTAATGGCTGGGGTATGGGAGGACAGAACATGTGTGACATTCACTTGGTCCTGAAACGCCTTGTTACGCTAATATATGACGGTCTGCTAGTAGAAGGAATACATGACTGGATGCACTTCTTAGGCACTAGTAAACTAGAATGGGCAACACTATTAACTGATATACAACGTTCAGTACGTAAGTATCACAACCCTAACTTTACTATATCATTTGACTGTGCTAGTCCGTTCTTAGCAACAGCAAATGGACAGATATACCACAACACTGAAACAAAAGATAGAACTAAGTGGGTATATAGAATGTCACCTACAGCAGATGATAAGAAGTACGCAAGTGACACACGTAAGTTTAGTGATGGTTGTATAGCCGATGGCATACATAAGACATTCCAAAATAGTCCTATTAGTGAACAGCTACTAATAAAAGATATCTGTGTGTACGCACCGGGTGACTTAAACAAGATAGGCAAAGAAGGTAAGACAAGTTGGGATAGTTTCAGTTATGCGTTAATGATGGGGCATAATGTATGGTTCCACATTAATGCAGTACAAGAAGCCAATAGACAGTATGATGCCGGTAATACACCAAACATGCTTATTAACGATACGTTTACTGCTGTAAGATTTAAAGACTTAGTAAACGATATTTTTAGTGCAGGCTCTAAGCAGGCAAGTATGGATATTATCGAGAACAACTCTAGGTACTGGCAAAGTATAATAGGAACTAGAGGATTTACAGGCAAGCGCAACGTTAACGCAAGTGCGCAATTTAATAACTTATTTGAGATGGCATAATGATTAGAGATTATCAAGACGGTGTAAAGGGTGACGTTAAGTTCTTTGTAGGCAAAGAGGTAGAACACACTGCTACACACGGACAAAAAACCCTATTTGTAGCTGGTATGCCGGATATAGTAGAGATATCAGAAAAGCTACAGTACAAAACTGTATGCAAAGATATCAAACACATCTATTTTGGTGCTAATCAAAGCTTTAACATTAAAAAATGGGATGAGTTTAGAGCATGGGAAGAAGTAATAAACCATTTCTTAATATTAGACTATTGGTGTACCTTAGACTTTGATGTAAAACTAATAGACATACTTAATGAGTCGCTTTTGGTAGAGCACAATAGGTTTATACCTATGATCTCTGTTAAACTACCTTTTGCACGCAACTTAGGTTACAATGCAACTGTTAAGATAGACGATAGTGATTACAGTCATTCTAACCCTGGTGTATGGTGTCACCAACTGCACGACTTAATGTCTAAAGACAACTTTACAAGCTGGGACGAATATACAAGCGATACAATACTAGGTGACTACAACTAATGGATGAACAACGCAAAGAAGCAATAGACGAAGAGATAACTAGGATTGCATTATCTTCAAGAACTATGATTTTTGTTACTTTTCAGAAGGAAGGCATACACGCTTATCCTGCGGCACTAACTGATCCTAATCTAGAAGATGTAAGTTTTTTAGGTAATCCGCATAGACACATGTTTCACTTTACTGTAAGTATAGAAGTTGTACACAGTGATAGAGATATAGAATTTATACAGTTTAAACGTTGGTTAGAAAGCTTATACGCAGACGATATACTACAGCTAGACAATAAGTCGTGTGAAATGATGTGCGATGCATTATACCAACAAATAGGCAGAAAGCATCCGGGCCGAGATGTACATATTACTATTAGCGAAGATGGGGAAAACGGTGCTACTGTAGAATATAATCGATACGTACCTATGCAATCAATGAAAATATGATACATATTATACCTATCGAACCTATAGAAACACGATATACTAAGCAGTGGTATGAGCATTTGCCTAAAAGTTTAGGTAATTGTAATGTTATACACGGCATGGAAGTACCGGAAAAACCAACAGAAGGTGCGTTTTTAGACTTTGCGGCTACTAATATGTATAAGTCTAGCCAACTTATTAAAGTTGCTGAGATGTTCCGTGACAATAAGTTTAAAGATGGCGATCATATATTAATTACAGACGCCTGGAACCCTATCGTTATACAAATTAAGTATATGGTTGACTTATTAGGTGTAGATGTTAAGTTACATGGGCTTTGGCATGCAGGTAGTTATGATCCAGCTGACTTCTTAGGCAGACTAATAAAAGATAAAGCTTGGTCTTACGCTAGCGAACGTGCTATGTTTGAATGCTTTGATTGTAACTACTTTGCAACGCAATTTCACATTAAGATGTTCCAAGAAACACTAGGTATATCAAATACTCCTAAGAAATCAGGGTGGCATGTAGTAAACGACATAGAACCACCGTCTATATTAGACCCTACAAAGATATACAGAACAGGCTGGCCTATGGACTATATGCCTAGCACGTTAGATGACTACAAAGATTTAGAAAAAAGAGATCTTATACTATTTCCGCATAGAATATCAGTAGAAAAACAACCTGAGATTTTTAAAGACTTAGCAGAATCGATGCCGCAGTACGAGTTTGTTGTATGCCAGGAACAAGAGTTAACTAAACACGAGTACCATACACTGTTAGGACAAGCTAAACTAGTGTTCTCAGCAAACTTACAAGAGACGTTAGGCATTAGTTTATATGAAGGTGCATTAGTTGGTGCTATACCAATGGCACCTGATAGATTAAGTTACCACGAAATGTACATGGAAAATTTCTTATATCCAAGTGAATGGACTGAAGATTGGGATAGTTACATAGCACACAAAGAAATGGTAATGGAGTGTATAAATGTCTATATGGGGAACTATGAGAAATATAGAAACACAATTGATATACAAGCAACTATGCTAGATACTAACTTCTTTACTGCAACACATTTATTTGAAAAATTAAAATGATTACGATAGAGGATTATAACAATCCGTTTGATGTAGTTACAGTCTTTGAAGAAGCACTAGCAGAATACACAGGTGCACCATATGTAGTTACAACAGATTGCTGTTCGCATGCTATGGAGTTATGCTTTAGATGGATACTATTACACACTAATCCGTATCTTGTAACTATTCCAAATAGAACATACCTAAGTGTGCCTATGGTTTTTCATAAGTTAGGCATGCAATGCTCGTACAAGGACATAGAGTGGAAAGGCGAATACCGCATCGAGCCTACTATTGTTTGGGATAGTGCTAGAAAGCTAACACATAATATGTATAAGCAAGGACAATTTCAGTGTCTAAGCTTTGGCAGGACAAAACCGTTAGAAATAGGACGAGGCGGTGCTATCCTGCTAGACAATAAAGAAGCATATAATTGGCTTAAACGTGCAAGTTATGATGGAAGAGATTTGAGTATAAGTCCTTGGCAAAATCAAAAAGAATTTCAAGTTGGGTACCATTATATGATGCGACCAGAAGAATGCATTATAGGACTGGACAAATTAAACAACAATGATATTAATACTGCACAGGATTTTACATATCCTGATGTTAGTCGAATAAATATAGATGTTACACAAAGGTAACAAACTACAATTTAATAAATTATCCGAGTTAGGAAGGAGACAAGATGTCATATAACAAGACAAAGACAGACCCGATTCTAGGGAAAAAAGTACATGAGCATTTAACGAAGGCAGGGGTAGAAACCCCTACTAGAGAATCTATGCTCTCTAGAACAGAAAAGATTGATAAAATTGAAGAACACTTCACTGGTATTATGTCTGTACTAGGGTTAGACCTAGAAGATGATAGTCTAACAGATACACCTAAGCGTGTTGCTAAAATGTACACAAATGAGATATTCTGGGGGTTAGACTACGAAGCATTTCCTAAATGCACAGCAGTATCAAACAAAATAGAATATGATGAAATGGTAGTAGAGCGTGGTATTAACGTGCAAAGCAATTGCGAACATCACTTTGTTATTATAGATGGTACAGCTACAGTTGCATACATTCCAAACAGAAAGGTATTAGGACTATCTAAAATGAATAGAATAGTAGAGTACTTCTCTAAACGTCCTCAAATACAAGAACGCTTAACAGCACAAATTTGGCATGCTTTAGAATACATACTAGAAACTGATAACATTGCTGTAGTTATAGATGCACAACATTTCTGTGTTAAGTCAAGAGGAGTAGAAGATGTCGGTAGCAGTACTACTACTAGTAAACTAGGCGGTGCATTTAAACGTGATCCTGTTACTAGAAGTGAGTTTATGTCTCTAGCTCGCAAGAATTAATGGATAAGATATGGGTTGCTGGACATATTAATCCGTGGTGGAATAATCTACATCGAAAACTTAATTATCAAAACGAACCGTTTAATAATACAAAAGATACCGAGAGGTGGCGTACTATAGGGTTTACGCATGATCAGTTTACAGGTGACATGTATGATATGCGTAACTCAGTACCATCTTGGATGGACCTAGATCGATTACAAAAAGAATTCCAGTTTGAATATATAAGTTGGAGTTTTTATTGTATGACACCTGGTGTTATTTTGCCAGAACACGTCGACACATTTAACAGATTTAAGCAGTTGTACAATACAAAAAACAAGGTAATTGTTCGGGCATTGATAATGTTAGAGGATTGGCATCAAGGGCATTATTTAGACATGGACGGAACAGCAAGTACAAATTGGAAAGCTGGTGATTATTATATATGGGAAGAAGCATGCCCTCATTGTGCGGCAAATATTGGTACAACTAATCGATACACATTGCAGTTAACCGGATTACTTAACAAACCACTAACGCAACATTGCCCGCAACATTAGTTTAAAAAGATGTTATTATGGTTATGGTAAGTAAAACAACAGAGAAAATAATATAACATAATAAATGCATTGTTCTATTATTAACATGGTATAGGGGTTAAACGATGAAAGCGAAACTATTAGAGTTAAGGTGCAACAAACAAAAAGCATTAGTTAAGTTCAACGAAGAAAACGACGAATGGGGAGTAATTGACGACCCCAAAAAACAAATTCATATAGCCGCTGAGGTTGTGGTACTCACTATCACCACAACTGGTGAAGAAGTTGTTGTAAAGTTCGACGATGTTGTGATGGTAGTCCCAAATGAAAGATAACAGTTTTGTAGTGTATCATTGGTTTAAACCTGGCCAATAAAATATATATTCCGCACAAACAAGGCTATATAATAGAATAAAAGTAACTAAGGAATTACAAGTGAAAAAAGTCTATTATACCTGGGAAGAAATCGACAACGCAGTTAACGATATTGTTTTACAAATGTATAACGATAGCTGGCGCCCCGAATACATTGTAGGACTAACACGAGGTGGACTAGCACCTGCTGTTATGATAAGTAACAAAACAGGCATTCCTATGTATACGTTAGACGTAAGGTTACGTGATACACACAATGGATATAAACCAGAAAGTAGTGAGCATCTTGCTACAAAAGGTAAACAAGGGCATAAAATTCTTATAGTTGATGATATTAATGATACTGGTGAAACTTTACATTGGATATGGAACGATTGGCAAGGGGACTGGACGTGTAAAGAATCTAAAGAAATGTGGCATCACTGTGTAAAAACTGCGACAATAACAAACAACGAAGCAAGTAATTTTGAAGTTGACTACTCTGTTCTACAGATTAATAAAGTAGAAGAAGATTGTTGGATTGTATTTCCTTGGGAATAATTAGAGTATTAATCATCCCCAAGGAAATACATTCAGCCTGCAATATACAGGCTGAATATAAATCTTACTATTAGTTAGAATCGGGCACGATTTTCTATTACAGGAAAATTATAGTTGCTATCATATCCGTCATTTACCTCATTAGCTAAATTTGCCATTTCTTTAACAACCCAGCGCGGCTCGCCGTAGTTATATGGATTATAATTAAGAATACCGTTATCAGAAACGCTAACACCTTTCTCTATTTGATGTACGTGTGATGGTGTTTTTGTATTCAAGTCATTATCAAATTCATTAAATAAATTTGCCATTTCTTTAGTGAACCAACGTGGTTCGCCGTAGTTATACGGGTTGTAACTAAAAATACCGTTATCAGAATCACTACCGTCATTCCAAGTATTTGTGTTCCAGAACGCATTTGCTGAACTAACTGTTATTAAAAGTGCTGTTGACACTAGGGTGATAATTTTTTTCATTTTAACTTCTCCTTGAGAATTATATTAAAGTATAAAATATATTAATATTTTATAATATTAGCAGTTGCTAATATACTTTTTATTTATGCTTTTGATAAAAAAATAATTAATTAGTTTTAAAACTACGATGTTATAATACTTAGGTCCAGAAGTGTGCAACACATTCAGAGGCATTTTTAAACTGCATAGGAGACTATATGTCTGATCTAAAAGAGAAAGAAGAGAAACTAGTAATTGTTTCTACTCAAAACAACGGCAAAACACGTAACAATAACATCGAGAGAATGATGAGAGATGTTCCAGATGTTGCTGACAAGATTGTACCTGTTCTTAGGGTGCAAGCAGAAAAAGGCAACAGAAATAACGATGATACTACAATCGAATACGGTGTATTACACAACGCATTTGGTTGGGGTGCTGGGCAAACAAATGATCGACTTCATGTATTATCTGTTTTTTGTACAGTTAACAATCTTCCGCAATTAAATCATCTTGTTGTAAGTAAGAAAACCGGAGTAGCAGGCGATCATTCAACGAGTTCGGGGTCAGTTAGCGAACGCTTAGATGAACAGAAACTAATTGCTAATATCAATTGGGCTACTATTGATATGTCAAGAGAAGCATTACGTCTTGCTTTAATCAAACAAGCAGAGTTTGTTTAATAGCTTGTAGTTAGTTAAAAAGCACCTTTCGGGGTGCTTTTTTGTGATCTGTAAAGACCGTTTTTAATAAACTGGTTGACCTTTTTAACAACCTAAGGTATAATACACGCATACTTAACAAAAGAGAGTATAGATATGATGACTTTGGGGAAACTGCTAACAACTGTATTAATTGCAATTACATTAACTGCTTGTGGTGGCGGTGGCGGTGGTTCATCCATTACTGTTGTTTTGGAAGATGATATTACTTGGGAAAACGGTATATATGATGAATGGACATTTACTTCAACTACTGTCTCAAGCACAGATATAAATTGCACTGTTGACATCTATAGTAGATATATATGGTGGGAAAAACACATTAACGGAGTTGCTACTGGAATTAAAGGCTCGTTAATCGGAACTAACACAGAAGAACGTAATGAGCAATGCGTAATACCTGTAACGTTAGATAGTTCAGTAGACAACACAAGTTCAGTAGACACAATAACTAACGAAACAGCAATCGATGTTACAACCTACGTAGATGAAGACAGAACTACTACTGATTTTAATGGTAGTACTGTAATTAAAACTTATCGGGTCTATACAGATACAACAACTACACCTATAACCACTACAACTACAATAACAACTACACGTACTAATACATATAGTGATGGCACAGTTACTAGTGAAGTTATTAATATAAGTTCAAGCAATGTAGTTAACAACTCAGTAACTACTGCTACCAGAGAAGAACTAACTAATACTGTTGTAACTGCTAATCTTATTAATACCACAGACAGTACAGCAACTACGTCATCGGTTAATTCTATCCCTGTGGTTACAACCACAAGCACCACAGAAAATAGAGTAAGCACTGATGCAAATGGTAGCACTGTAACTAAAACGTTCGTTGTCTACTCAGATAAAACAACGACAGCGTCAACAACAACGACCGTTGCAACAACGACAACGATCAATACATATAGCGACGGTAGTACAACCGCAACTATTGCTAATCCGGTTACAACTACTTCAACATTAGATGTAGTAACTATTTCTACCAGAGAAGAACTAACTAATACTGTTGTTACACCTAATGTAGCAAGTACAAGTGATACTAATAGTACAGCAACTACGTCGAGTAATAGTAACCCTGTTGTTACTACTACAAGTGTAGATGACACAAGAACAAGTACAGATGCTAATGGCAGTACAGTAACTAAAGTGTATAAAGTCTACACAGATAAAACCACAATAACTATCACTACTGTAACAACAATAACCACAACACAAACTACTCTTTGGACAGACAGTTCAGCTACTAGTGACGTTATTTCCACTTCAACAAGTACCGCTAATAACGACAACGTAACATCAGCAACACGTGAGGAACTTATTAGTACTACAGTAACCGCTAATATAGCAAGTACAAGTGATACCGATAGTACAAGTACATCCACTACAGAAGGAACAGCAATAACGATTACCACTTCAGCAACAGAAGATAGAACAAGCACAGATGCTAACGGAAGTACTGTAGTTAAGACATTTACTATCTATACAGATACAACAACTACTCCAAATGCTACTGTAACAACTATAATAACAACACGTACAACACTATGGACTAATGGAACTTCAACAAGTGCAGTTATTAATACTGCAGAAACGGTTGCAGAAGAAGATGTAGAAACGGTTGCAACACGTGAAGTATTAACCAATACAGTGGTTACACCTAACATAGCAAGTACAAGTGATAGTGATAGTGATAGTGCAAGCACATCAAATGGAACTACTACAACAGTTACCACTTCAGCAACAGAAAATAGAACAAGTACAGATGCTAATAGTAGCACTGTAGTTAAGACATTTACTATCTATACAGATACAACTACTGCACCTGTTACAACAATTACAATTACAACTACAACACGCACAACATTGTGGACAGATAGCACAAGTACAAGCGAAATTGTTAATACTAGTACAAGTGAATCGGTCACTAACACTGTAACAACTGCAACTAGAGAAGAACTAACTAATACTGTTGTAACTGCTAATGTATCAAGTACAAGTGATAGCGATAGTACAACTACAAGCACATCAAATGGAACTGTTAATGTAACCACTACAAGTACTACAGAAGATAGAACAAGCACAGATGCTAACGGAAGTACTGTAGTTAAGACATTTACTATCTATACAGATACAACTACTGCACCTGTTACAACTATAATAGAAGTAACTACTACTAGAACTACTCTATGGACAACCGGAACATCAACAAGTGAAATTATTAATACTACTAGCACAAATAGTACATCTAACACCGTAACAACTGCAACTAGAGAAGAACTAACTAATACTGTTGTAACTGCTAATGTATCAAGTACATCAACTGTTTACTTAAACGAACGTAACTTAGGTACAATTAAAAGTGATTTAATCTCAGAATTATACGGTACTAACTCCGATACTATCACTGTAGGTACTGACGCTGACGGTAATCCAATTCAACAACAAGTTACATTGTATTACTACAGTTGGCACAAGACTGTGTACGATAAGATACTCAAAGATAAGTACACAAGAACTACATACACAGACGGATCAGTTATTGATACGTTAGTAACAGCAGATGTTGATTTCTCAACTACGCTAACAAAAGAATACTTGCTAGACCCTTGGGGCGGTAAACGAACCACTTCACAACGTGTTCCAGTCGGAGAAACATTTATTGGTAATCCTGTAGCACCAGATGGTTCTAGTGGTTCATCGGGTGTTTATACGTACGCACAACGTGATGCAGACCATAGTGTAACTAATTATGACACCACAACATACTACAACGACACAGCACTAGGAACTCCAACTGTGGACGTTAATAATGATCCTGCTACATACGAAACAACAGAAGCAGAAAACGGTGCTGTGCTAGTAACATACGCTAACCATGCTTACGCTAGAGGTTGGACAGGTAAAGGTTCTACAGCACTTATCATAGACACAGGCATCGACCAAGACCATCCGGAATTTGCAGGAAAAATTAAATATCTCTGGGATGCAGGTTTTGCAACTCCTTACGAAGATGAACATGGGCATGGTTCACACGTAGCAGGTATTGTATCTGCTAACAAAGATGGAGTAGGAGTACATGGTGTTGCATTTGATACAGATTTAGCAATTGCTAAAGTTTCGGATAATGGAATGGGTGGATTATCTGCCGCCAAACAAGCACTTGAATGGGCAAAGGCATTTGATGATATTGTAGTTGCTAATTTAAGTATTAATACTTCATACGATGATACATATAAAAATGCAATGACTGACCAAGGCAATGGTGTATTTACTAATAGTCATTCAGATTATGGCGGCACTAATTACTATAATTTAGAAGATGCGAGTACTTGGGCAGACGTATTACCAAGCGAACTTGTACTTGTTGTAAGTGCAGGTAATACAGAAGCAGGATATGTACAAAATCCTGCGACGCTAGCAAGTGCAGTTGATGCTAATGGAGTATTAGAATTAGATGGCAGAATGCTTATTGCTGGTAATTGGAACACAAGTACACAAACAATCGATGGTGCTAAGTCAGGACACGTATGTAAAGATTACACTACACAATGTAACGACACTTATAAAACTAGTGACTTTTACTTATTAGCGCCAGGCACTAATATTAATAGTATTGATAATGGCGGTGGCTACACAAGAATGTCCGGAACAAGCATGGCGGCACCAGTTATTACTGCTGGAGTATCAATTGTACATCAAATGTGGCCTTATATGGAAGGTAGTAATATTGCACAAGTACTGCTACAAACTGCTGATAAAAACTTATCAAATTATAGTGTCGACACTCATGGACAAGGGTTACTTGATTTAGATCAAGCAACACAGCCGGTCGGCACATTGGGAATTAGTACTACTGGTCGTACAGGCAATACTGCTAATGTTAGTGGAACTATTTCAGTTAGCGGGTTGGATAGTGCTAGTGTTAGTTCTGTTAGTGCTGTGGATGATTTCGACAGAGACTTTACAGTTGATTTAAGTAGCATGGTTACTGATAGTAATACATCATTAGAACATCTTAATCATAAGCCGGGACAGTCTTGGGGTATTAAGTACGCAAATATTAGCACACAAGAGTATAAAAACTTTACTGTAGGTACAAACAGTAAAGGATCTTACGCACTTGGTTATAAGCACAATTTAAATAATAATTTAGATTTAAGCGTTACGTACAGTAAGTCCAACACAAGTCCATGGATTGACATGTCTGGTGTATGGGGTGAAGTTAATGGTGCTACTACTATCGATACCAATCTTACTTGGAAAAGAAACAACGTGTGGGCACAAGCAGGCGTAATGAATACTAAAACAGATATTAAGAAAGGACTAGTAGTTAATATCGACGATGCAATTTCTGCTTATGCTATTGGCGGACTTACTTTAGATGACTTTACGTTATATGCTGGTATTAAACCAACAGTAATTAAAGGCAGACTTGACTTATCTGTTCCGAATAGTGTTGATTTGGATGGTGTTATGCATTATAATTCAACATCCAATAATTATGGAACAGATACAATACCATTTATCGGTGTCAAATCTGTACTTTACTTTAACGAGAATAGTACAGATTTAAGTTTGCGCACAGATGTAATTGCAGATGAAAACGGAAAGCACTTGTTTAACATGGTAGTTGAATATAAATTTTAAGGAAACTAAATGAACGGATTACTAATTAAATGACAACTAATAGCATCAAAACAAATTACAAAACAGCAATCGATCGACTAGACGCTATACGTTCGTGTAAACCATTTGAATATCTTGTAATAGCAGTTATTATTATCTCTGCACTAGCAATCGGTGCAAACACACACGACATACCACCTTCTGTAATTAGTATATTAGAAGCACTCAATGTTTTTATTACTGTGTTTTTTGCAATTGAAATTGCTATTAGGATGTTGGTAACTCCACGATTTAAAGATTTCTTTAAAAGTGGATGGAATGTGTTTGACACTATCATTGTTGCTGGAAGTTTGATTCCAATCGATGACAACGAAATGGTGCTACTTGCTAGACTATTGCGTATTTTTAGAGTACTGCGATTAATTTCATTTATTCCTGAACTTCGTATGCTCGTAGGTGCATTGCTTAAAGCCATCCCTAGGATGGGCTACATTGTGTTGCTCATGTTTGTTATTTTTTATATGTACGCCGCAGTTGGTAGTATGTTCTTCAACACAATCAATCCTGTGTTGTGGGGAGACATTTCGATATCCATGCTAACACTGTTCAGAATAGTCACGTTTGAAGACTGGACTGACATTATGTACGAAACAATGGTTGTGTATGGACTTAGTTGGATTTACTACTTGAGTTTTATATTTCTAGCAGGGTTCGTGTTCTTGAACATGATGATTGGTGTTGTTATTGACGTATTCAGCAAAGAACACAATCAACAGAGTAGAGATTCCGGCGAAGGTGAAGCATATCAAGTAGACCAAATATATAACCGTATGCCAGAGATTGAAGAAAAACTAGACAGCATTATCAAATCACTTGCAAAATGAGAAGTAGTAAAGTAGTAAAATAATAATCACAAAAAAGAGGAGAATATCAATGAGAAAAGTTTCAATTAAGAAAGAGAAAATTAGTTATGATTAAACGCGCCCGTTAACACATTCGTGTTTAATAATAACGCAAAACATATTATCGTGCTTTTTGCACCTAATTCCCGAGGTAATTTTGTTAAAAATTGCCTAACATTTTCAAATGGAACTGCAGATTCTAGTTATAAATGCACACCAATAAGTAGTCGTTTAGAAAGGTACATAAGTGCATTAAATATCAATGATCCAACAGAACCAGCACACGTAGACAAATATAATAATTACAGCAAAAGACGTATCTTGAATGCAGACCATTCAAAGTGTTATATACATTCCGGGCACCTATTTGAATTACCACAATGGGATAAAATAGAAACAATGAAATACAAATACAAAAGTTATGTTGTGATTACCACATCTCAAGGTTTATATAACGATTATTTGTTTATTAATAGGTTTACTAATACAGAAACTTGGTATAATCTACCGTATCGTGATATATTAAATAAACCTAAATTCCTGGAGCATTGTTATGCAATTAATAATAATATTGATTTGGGATTAGTAGATGATTATTACAATGTATATTATGATAAATGCATAAAAAATAATACAAGAAATATAGAATACAATAGGTAACTGCCTTTAACATCAACACTAACTTTAAAATTAACTATGACACATAAACAAAAAGAAACTTGCGGAATGAGATCAAGGAGCATATAAATGAGTTGGAGTCGAACACTTGAATTATATAGTTATATTTTCTTTTTTGCAATTGTTATTTGGCCTTTAATGGTAGTAGCATGGTCTTCCTTTTTTGATAACTTTAATATGTTTACTGGAGAGTTTAGGATCAAAGAGGCACCACGTAAAAGAGTTACTGACGAAGACCGTATACAGTTTCGTAAAGAATTTAATGATTATATAAAGGAGAAAGATAATGGATAAGACAGAAAGAGATGAAGAAATGATTAATTCACTAAGAATGATTAACGACACTCTGAGAGTTTCCTATGATGAATTAAATCGCTTATATAGTGAGATATTACATGAGTATAGAGATGCAATGAACGACCAATTTGATAAAAGACGAAAAATACTCAGTGAGTTACATAGTACCCAAATAAGCCTAGCAATAGCAAAATCCGAGCAATCTTTAGAGTAAAGGAAATATTAGAAACCATATGATACTAATTGATCGATAAGATGCTATAATACAGCACTAAGAGAAACTAAAATTAACAACAACATAGAAGACTATGAAAACAAAAAGAAAAGATTTCTTATCTTATAGGAAAGCAAAACAAGTAGTTGAAAAATATAGTAGCTCTTGTATGGATATCAATAATATACTTGACTACAAATATTCATATAAAGAAGCTCACAAAAATCTTCCAGCTAACCCAGACCAGATTTATAAAGAAGAATGGGTTGGATGGAACGATTTTTTAGGGAAGCAATAAGATGCTATAATACAGCAGTACGGAGATTAACATGGCAGTATTTAAGAAAACACAGGTTGTCTATCCTGAAAATAGTGAGTTAGGCAAGACAAGAGAAGGAATATTAAAAGCAAGAGCTAAACTAAGAAGAATAGCAAAAGAACAGGAGGTTCAAAACAAACTATCACAATTTTTCGAAAGAATAAATTAGAAGAGATGATATCGCAGTAAGCGAGTAAGTTAATAAACACTAAATGAAAATAACCCACGGAGAATAAAATGATTAAAGTAAACCCCGATATGTCTAACGTAACACTTTCTAGACTTTCAGACACACTTTTAGTTGAAGAAGATAAACACGGAATTCACGTTACATTAAACTGCGCAAGTATGAAGAGAGAAATTATAAAACAATTGCTAGGACTTCGTATGATACACGGCATTAAATCAGTTAGGCGCACAGAGTTGCACGAACTAGCATCTAAAGCACACGGACTATTAAAAACTGACTCTGGATGGTCTATACATTCTATCGAAACACCATTTGATGAATTAGTAGCTGAAGGAGTTATTGAGCGCATTAAATACACTTCACCTAAAAAAGCAACGTATATACGCTTAACTAGTAAATTTGCTAACGAACACATAAAAAAATAACAAAGGAGAAACATGACCAAATATCAGAAAACTGCAATTTACAACAACTACATCATTGCACAAGTTGAAGGAGGAACCGATTTAAGTAGGCCTATTCGGTTATTTAAAGACACTTCGTTTGTTGCTCATGGAGATGTTAAAGGTGAACTTCGAAAGATTGCTAGCAAAATTAATGTCAGCATTAATACTTCAGAAGGCAAAGAAAAAACCACTCAACAATTAGGTAATAACATTATTAATGAGTTAGCTTAATATCGGAATAGGAGAGAATAAAATGTCAGAATTAACAGTACAAGTTTTTGGTTATGGCGCTGAAGTAGGGCATATCGAAGTTTCAAAAGAAGCATACACATGGTGGAAAAAAACTAACGAAGAAGATGAAGATGCATTAGTGAGTTACTTGAACTCATGGGAATTAAGCGATTACGAAGGGCCAGAAGTTCCAAAAGAAGCGGAATTTTTAAGACGTGAAGAAGGCAGTAAAGTATATTGGGCTGACAGTGAAAATTTAATCGACCAGTACTGGCAACAGACAGCAGATTGTAGCAGTGTCAAAATCGAAGTTGATGGAAAAAGCGTGTTCGCTGAAGATAATACTTCGCCTAAATTCTCAGATGTTGTTATTGGTGACGCAGACGATACAAATAACAAAGACATCGCAATGAGTTACACTCGTAGCCCTTACACACACGAATCATTTAAAGACGCAGTGTACGTTATTACATTCGAGAGTTCGGAAAAAGGTATGTTTATTGATTCTGCTACTAATATCGATAGCGACTTTGATAAGTCTAAATTAGTGTTTTATGTAGAAGAAGATTGGTCGGGAAATGGTACGATTGCAGGCGTAGATTACAACGGCGAAGACTTTGATACTACTAGCGAACCCGAAGACACAGTAGGAAAGGGAATTTACGCACACGTTTGGAAATCAGGAGAAGAATAAAATGGCAGAATTAACAATACAGGTATACGGAGCAGGCTCGGAAACGTGTCACGTATCATTAACAAAAAAAGCATACACGTGGTGGGAACAACAAGACACTGATATGCTCGAAACATATATTTCATCATGGAGTGATGATGATTACGACTTCGAAGTTCCTGAATTTGCAAACTTTTTAGAAGGAGGAGCGGTTTACGATGCAGATGGTATGATTGATCATTATTTTCGTATTGGGTGGGAAGAAGCACGCATAGAAATCGAAGTTGATGGGAAAAGCGTGTTCGCTGAAGATGATACCTATATAATGGTTGGAGACGTAGTTATCGGCGATGAACAAGACCCTGATGAAGTGGATATTAGAAGTAGTACTACGTGGACAAAGGAAGAACAATCAATACTGGATAAAATACAAGACAAAAAGTATATGGTTACATACGAAAGTGTAGAGAAAGGAACTTTCTTTGACGCTACTGTTAAAATCGATGATAAGTTTGATAAGGCAAGTCTTACAGTTTTTACTGCCGAAGATTGGCGCACAGGCGAAGATAAAATCGCGGATATAACGTACAACGGCAAAAACTTAGATAATGACGGTGGTGACTCAACCGGAAAGGGAATTTACGCACACGTTTGGAAACACGGAGAATAACATGGAAAATAAAACTGTAGATGTATATGTTGTAATGGACGGTCTTGATATTATGGGCGTTTACGATACACTTAATGAATCAGAACGAATGACAAATAGTTATCACGATGCAGTAGTTGAAGGTCCCGAACCAATGGAGATTACAAATCACGACAAACCAACAAAGGATATGGTTAGTGTACATGTGCTTACAGAAGGCGATTCTGTATTGGGCGTGTTTGACGACAAAGACGAAGCAGAGCGTATGTGTAACAACTACTATGATTCGGAAGTTTCGGAAGAATTTATTTTAGAATTCACACACACAGAAAATGTCTAACAAGAACCGCAAGTTATCTAAAGTAGAAAAGAAAGCAATTATGGACAAACATCCTAGTGCTTCTGCCGATGAAATTTATACAGATGAAGAGTGGGCAAGGATTATGTTTGCTGGTCATTCTGAAATTTCAAACGTAATGCAAGATATTGAGAAGAAGAAACAATAGTACAGATTTTAAAATATTTAACAAATTACGGAGAATAAACATGTTAAAAATAACAACAAAACAGTTAGTTTTATCAACAGCAATAGCATTGTCAACAACAGTTAACGCAGTAACGTCTAGTGAGTTAATAGCTAATAACAAAGTAACATTAACTGCATTCGGAGTTGTTGATTATTACACGTATAACTGTGCAGGACTAACTGCGATCGGTCAGAGAATGGTTATGAAACAGTTGTATAGCACTAAGCTAAACCAGTTAACCGCAACACAATTAATGAACACAGATGAATTTAGAAAAGGATTTATCACTTCTGCACGTTATACATGCAATAGTCTACGAAGTCAGTTAACTGATGCAGGTATTGGTCTGTTTATTCGGTAGGCATGATTGTTGAATGAATCGACTACTCACCTCAGGATGTAGCTTCACAAATTATTGCTGGAGTACTTGGGCAGACATACTAGGTGAACATTATGGCTGGCATAAAAGATTAGGTGTCGGTGGTGCCGACAATGCTACTATTGCTAGAAGAATATTATCTACAGCAAGGAAAGACGACACTGTGGTTATTATGTGGACTGGCTACGATCGTTGGAGTTCGTATAATAACGGATGGCAACATAACGGGTGTCTAGTAGGTAATAAAGATTTTTACACAAACTATTATAATCCTGTAGAGAGATTTACTACAACAATGGATTATGCACAAATGGTAGATAACCACTCTAAGATTAAAGGCTACACATGCTACCACTTTAGTGCATTTCCGTGGTTATTATCAGAGATGCATACAGAAATACTACCGGAACTAGTAGACATCTACGAAGATTACAGTATAGATAATTGGTATGTTTCAGAAACAAGCCTATTAGAGTTCCAAGAAAAAAATAACGAGGTGTTTGTGACTTCTAATAAGTACGACCAAAAAGATACGCATCCTACTCCAATAACACATTGGAAGTATTTAAATCAAGTTATTGCTAACAAAATTAAAATTGATATAAATCAAAACATAGAACAGCATATAATACAAGAACAACAAGACGTAATAGCAGGTAATATAAATTGAAAATTAGATACAGCGAAGTATTTTATAGCATACAAGGTGAAGGTAAATGGGTAGGAACACCTAGTGTATTCCTAAGGACCTTTGGATGTAACTTAGAGTGTAACGGGTTTGGGCAACCAAGAGATAATCATATGCCTATAGAGGATATGCCTTATAACCGAATAGATATATCACAGTACGACTCAGTTGAGCTATTGCCAGTGGTTGATATAGGCTGTGACTCTAGTGCTTCGTGGGGCAAGAAGTACAAACACTTATCGCCGTTTGGCACTACAGAAGAGATAGCAGAGAAAATCTCTAGCTACGCTCCTTGGAGTACTAATAACCATTTGGTTATTACAGGTGGCGAACCACTGTTAGGATGGCAGAAAGCATACGCTGAATTATTAGATCATTCAAGTATGAGCAAATTACAGCACCTTACGTTTGAAACTAACGGGTCTAAGATGGTTCAAGAGGACTTTATAACATACCTTAACATGCGACCTTACAAAATACGTAACTTAGAAGTAACATGGATGTGTAGTCCTAAGTTATCATTAACAGGTGAAGACCAAGGCATTACGATTAATGCTGATGTGTTGTTATCAATGAATGCAGTTAAAGACTCTAATATTAACTTAAAATTTGTTATTAGAGATAAGGTAGATATTGTAGAGGTAGAGCAAGCACTTGATAAGTATGAGAAAGAGGGTGTAAAAATAGAAGATGTATTTTTAATGCCTGAAGGAGCCACTATAGAGGGGCAAGAACTAACAGAGAGAAATGTTGCTGACTTATGCATGAAGCATGGTTACAAATTTAGTCCAAGACTTCACATTTCACTCTACGGAAATTCATGGGGTACATAAATGAGAGAAGGTAATTACATTTTTACCAGCGAGAGCGTTGGTAGAGGGCATCCAGATAAAGTAGCAGATCAAATTAGTGATGCATTTGTAGATGCAGGTCTCAAAAGTGGCGACAAATCAACACGGGTAGCTGTTGAAACGCTAGTAACTACCAATTGTGTAATATTAGCAGGCGAAGTAAAGAACTTTAATGTAAGTAATACTGATATCATTGATATCGTACGCGATGTGATTAAAGATATCGGTTATGAACAAGACGGGTTTCATTGGAAAACCGTAGTAATTAATAATAAAATACACTCTCAATCAAGTGATATAGCGTTAGGAACTGATAACTTCGGTGCTGGTGATCAAGGTATTATGTTTGGCTACGCATGTGATGATACTCCAAGTCTAATGCCAGCACCAATACACTATTCACATGAGATATTAAAGCACTTAGATGTACTAAGATCAGACAATAAAGATATACTAAGACCTGATTGCAAAAGCCAAGTATCTATACAATACAGAAACGGTAAACCAGATTATGCCACAACAGTAGTGCTAAGTACACAACATGCTAGCGGCAGACAAGAAGAAGCAAAAGGATTAGCACTACATACCATAATCAACGAGTTAGGAGACTTATACAAACCAGGTCTTACAAAGTTGCATTTAAACCCAACTGGTAGCTTTGTTATTGGCGGACCTGATGGCGATACTGGTTTAACAGGTAGAAAGATCATAGTTGATACATATGGTGGCTCTGCGCCGCATGGTGGTGGTGCATTTAGTGGTAAAGACCCTACTAAAGTAGATCGTTCTGCGGCTTACATGGCTAGATGGTTAGCGAAGAATGCAGTAGGTAAAGGCTTTGCTAATTGGTGCAATGTGCAATTATCGTATGCGATCGGCATAGAAGAGCCTACATCGGTATACGTTGATAGCAACGGCAACAATCAAGAAATACAAGATTGGATTAAAACGATAGACTTAACACCATATGGCATTATTAAGCGTTTTGATCTGTTTAACTTTACAAACTATAGTAAGCAATGTACATACGGACATTTTGGCAGTAACAACGTACCATGGGAATCAATAGATGTTTAATCCATTTAAGAAAAAGCCAACACCTGAGAAGAAGGCACCGAAGAAGTCTGAAAAACAAATAGCTAATGAAGCAGGTGAGCCATGGGTTAGTGTACTAGGTATGGAAGTCGACCCTAAGCAGTTAGATAACGGAGCATTTGAGTTAGATTGGAATGACATCTTTATTGCTAGATTAGTTAAAGCAGGTTACCAAGGAAAAACAGATTCAGACCTAGTAGACCAATGGTTCCAGAACGTTTGTAGAAACGTAGTAATGGAAACCTACGAGCAGGACCAAGCAATTAAATAAGTAAAACATGATATTGTATGATAATAGTGATAGCCATACTAAGGGTGCTGAGTTAAACAACAACGATAAGAGCTTTGTGACCTTAGTTGCTGAGCATTTTAACTTACAAGAAATTAACCAAGCAAAAGGTGGTGGCAGTAATCATCGTGTTGTACGTACTACTAAAAAATGGATAGAAAATAATAAAAATTATTTTGTTCTTATAGGGTGGAGTACTTGGGAAAGAGAGGAATGGCTAATCGACGAGACATATTATCAGATTAATGCTAGCGGGACCGTTTCTATTCCAGACTCGCATAAACAAAGATATAAAGAATACATTTCTAACCAATCCTACCAAACGATGTTAACTAAAGGAACACAATGGAATGAGATCATATGGAAGTTTCATAACGAGTTAAATCAGAATAATGTAAAACATCTATTTTTTAATACCTTTTTACCGTGCATTTACAGTGACGCAGGCCGTGCTAGAGTTCGGGATAGAAAGTATATTAATGATTGGGGAGTCGAATATATTAGCCCGTATGATAGCAACCTGACTTATCACCAATATCTAATCAATGCAGGATACCGACATATTAGTGACCGCAATTATCATTATGCCCAAGACGGTCATCAAGAGTGGGCTAACTTTTTAATTAATCATATAGAAGAGCATAATCTATTATGATGTTATATGTTAATGGGGACAGCCATACTGCGGCCGCAGAAGCAGTTAATCCGCATGCATTCTGCGAAGATGATCAAAAATATAAACACTTAGGAAGACTACCCCATCCTGATAATTTATTAGTTTCGTGGGGTAAGCAATTAGCAGGATTAACTAAAATGACTTTCTTCTGCGATGCTGAAAGTGCCGCTAGCAACGACAGGATTGTTAGAACTACTAAACAATGGATTGAAAATTATCCCGGAAAACCTGATAATTTATTTGTTATAATTGGATGGAGTACATGGGAGAGAGAAGAATGGCTAATCGATGATATCTACTATCAAGTTAACGCTAGTGGTATAGATTATGTACCAGAATCTCATATTATTAAATATAAGCAATATATCGCTAGCGTAGACTGGAATCAAAAAACAATAGATTGGCATTATAAAATACATGCATTGCATGATTGGTTAGACGAGAACGGTGTGAAACATATTTTCTTTAACTGTAACAATAATTTTAGCGAGATACAAGACCGGGAAGACTGGGGGGATAGTTATATTAGTCCTTATTCTGATACTTACGATTCTTATCTAAGACAACAAGGACAGATACCATTAAACAGCTATCACTACGATGAACATGGTCATAGTATATGGTCGAAGTTTTTATTAATGCATATCTTAAAAAATAACTTATTGTGAGTGACGGATGGGTCTTATTAGTCGGGGATAGTTGGGGATGCGGCGAAATAGATCGAGATCAAGACGGTAGCATTGTTGTTAGCCACAAAGGAGTAGCACACTATTACCAAGGTAATATTATTAATATATCTGTAATAGGTTCAAGCAATTGGGAAATATACTGCCGTCTCCACTCGTTCTTAATAACAAATACACTTAAGATTAAACAAGTTTTAATAGTGCAATCAGAATATTCTCGAGATATGCGTAAAGATGGTGATGTCTCATTAGTTAATAAAGAGTGGTATAACACCATCAATAATACCACCAATATAACGGATTTCGAAATTGCAGTTTTAACTAAATTCTACTCGATATTATCTAAACTAGCAGTAATACACGATTTACAATTCTATCTAATCGGTGGTGTTGCTGACATGCTATCATATCCCGACTTTAATAATGATTTTCCGAATTTAACTGTTGTATGCCAAAGCTGGACAAATCTAATCATAACTGGAAATCCTAATATGCAATATGATCGATGCATCTATTCTTGGTATACCAAAAAGGATAGTACACTGATAGATGATATTAAAAGTAAATATGGCGATGTAGAAAGTATCTTAAATTGTATCAGCAAAGGAAAAGAAAGGTATAACTTATTAAGAAGTAACCCGGAGTATTTTTACCCCGATGGAGTGCATCCTAATCGTAAAGGGCATAAGGTTTTATTTGATTATTTGGAAGATAACCATTATCTCTAACCTTAATACCGTTATAATAACAGCATGAAAAAGTATATTCTTGTCGACTTCTTAAACCTATTCTTCAGAGCCAGGCATTCTGCGCACAGAGCAAGCGACACATGGTCTAAATTAGGGTTTAGCTTACATATAATGCTAAGTGCAGTTAATAAAGTACACAGAGTTCACGGAGGCGATCATATAGTCTTTCTCTTAGATGGTAGAAGCTGGCGTAAAGACTTTTATGAACCATATAAGAAGAACAGAAAAGAAGCACGCGATGCAAGAACAGAAAAAGAAGCAGAAGAGGACGAACAGTTCTTTGAAGTTTTTAACGATTTTGGTAAATACATAGAAGATAAGACAAACTGTACTATTCTTCGTAACAGTGAAGCCGAAGCAGATGATTTAATTGCAAGGTGGATTTCGTTACACCCAGATGACGAGCATGTTATCGTTAGTAGTGATTCAGACTTTTACCAGTTAATCACTAATCAAGTTGTGCAATACAACGGCATTACAGATCAATTGATCACCCTCGAAGGCTTCTTTGACTACAAAAATCAGCCTGTTATCGATAAGAAAACTAAAAGCCCTAAAGAGCTCCCTAACCCTAAATGGCTTTTATTTGAAAAATGTATACGAGGTGATTCAGCAGATAACGTGTTTAGTGCGTTTCCTGGAGTCAGGAAAAAGAGTACTAAAAAGCGTATCGGCTTGTTAGAAGCATTTGAAGATATGCATACCCAAGGGTATGCATGGAACAATCTTATGCTACAGCACTGGACTGATCATAATGCCGTAGAGCACCTTGTTAAAGACGATTACGAGCGGAATAGACATTTGATTGATTTAACTCAACAGCCGGATGACATTAAACAGTCCGTTGACACTACAATCACAGAAGGAGTATCTGCAAACGCTATAAATGGCGTAGGCATTCACTTCCTTCGTTTTTGCGGAAAATACGAATTGGTTAACATAGCAAAATACCCCGAGCAATACGGGATCTGGCTAAACAAAACATACCAAGGAGTACTACATGATTAAAGCAAAATCGGTTATATCAAATAAATTTTGGATCTTACACGATGAGAACCGTAAAATAGGAGAAGTAAACGCAGTCCAGAGAGGCTATGCAGTAAACGTCAAAGACAGAGAAACTACTATCTTTAGCACGCTTGCATCTCTCACTGACAAAACAGGTATTAAGTTCTCAGATGAGGCGCCTACTATTAGCGATACACTACCTAATGATGTACATGGTTACCCGGCCTCAGGCGAAGTACATAATCCAGTATGGAATACAGAACTTGAGTTACCACTATATAATAAAAAAGAAATAAGCAAGAGTTGGTTTGCCGCTGGGTATTACATTGTAAAGGTTAAAGATGAGTGGAGAACGTTACTTGCACCTAAGTTGATCGTATTAGAGCGTAATGACTACCAAGGGCCGTATTACTCTATACCAAGGAAAGACGCATAGTGATCCACATCAATAGGTTTATTGATAAAATTAAGTTTTTCGAAGCTAAACATAGCAAAGATTTTATTATACCAATGAAAGATGCTAAAGACTTGCACGGAGATATCACTAAACTATTACTAGCACTACAAGAATATGAGCAACGTGCAAAACGTGCAGTTCAAGTACCTACTGACATACAGCTAAACGGAGGAGACTGGTAGCAAATAAGCAATAAATACATAAGGGAGATTATGATTTATGGCACCGAGACCAGCACCAGCAGTTTTACTAGAAGTAGTAAATGAGAAAACATACAAACGAGACCAAGTACTAAAGAGTGATGGTATTTGGGCAGTGTACCATGATGGTAGTCCTATTAATCTTAAGACCCAACATGCACTAACACAATATCCAGGTCCTAAATATAAGAAGGTTTCATTCTCTAATAGTGGACACGCAATAAACCTTGCTAAAAAACTAAACAAGCAGTTTAATACAAAAAAATTCACAGTAGTGTTCTTACGTCATGGTGACACAGTTTACTCTGAATAAGAAAGTTATAGTAACGCAAGAAATGCTAAATGCAGTTCCTGAAAAGCATTACGATTTTAGAACAGCATTGCTTAAATGGTGGATTAATTCTAGACGAAACGGCGGACTACGACTAACAAGGTCTGGGTTCGGGCTATTAGATAAAATGGACTATAGTAGTTATACATTCCAAGCTACCCATTTAACTACACCTAAAAACTTGTTAACGCTAGATAAAAACTTAGAATGTCCGTACTATATAGATGGTATAGGTGGACCTAAATCACAAATCATACTACTAGGCGGCAGAGAAGCAATGATGATTAAGTTATACGGTAATTTTAATTCGTACCTTGCAACACTTCAGTTGACTGACTAAGAAAGTTAGATACTAATAAATCTAAATAGCCATTTAGCAGATACTCTTGGTTACGTTTTAAACGCGGTAATAATTCCTGGTAATTAAACTTATTGTCCAGTATATGCGAGTTAGAATCAATCGCCGCTTTCCATCTAACTTCGTTAGGCATGTTATCATAACTAGTATCAATTATATCGTCAAACGTATCAAACCCATAACGCCTAGCATCAGCAACAGCCCCTTTGTATGCTATTATAATAGGCAATTGCAAACTAGCAAAAGCTTGTAGCAACTTTTCAGATAGAATACCAGTAGGTTGATAATACAGTGTTTCTGTTACTATGTTAACTGAACACATCTGATATAAATGTGCTAATTCTATAAAGTTTTTAACATTATCAAAACTATAATCTTCGTATAGCGGTATACCGTAATCATTTGGTTCACTAGATATAGAAACAATAGCGTCTGTATACAAGTTCTTTAAATAATTGTAGATATCAACTCTATGTCGTCTGAGTCTTCCGTTTAAACACATAAACTTCGATGTATGTGTTTTGTTGTTTACATGTTTCCATTCACTGTATTGATTCTTAAAGTTTTGTACAAAGTCAAAACTATGTGTTGGGAACTCTACTAGTTTAATTGGACCTTTATACAGATGTTTAAGATTATGATCCCAGTGTACTACTACAATGTCTATATTTGTATCGTTGTAGAACTCTTCAATTTCTATAAGTTCTGCTACTTTTCCATCTTCATATACAGTTAAGTGATCTTGAGCGTGTAAAACTATTCCTTTTTGGTCTATAACTTTTGGTAACGCAAGTATCCAACTATGATCAGGTTTAAATCCATGCTGTAATATACTAGGAAAAAAGTTATACTCAGGAAACGCATTAGGTATTATCGAATTAAACTGTACAATTCCATTGTATTTTTGATACTTATCTAGCATCTGATATTTATATACCATTTCTTAGCTCTTGACTTTTAGCCGCATTGCAGTATAATAGGCTACTATATAATATAAAAATTAAAGATAAAAAATGTTAATAGAGCCGCGTGTTTCCACAGTATATACTGTAGAAGATAAACAATATACTGCTAAAGAATTAGCTAAAATATTAGGATGTACAGATAGTAGTGCTAGAAGCAGGCTAAAAAAGTGCAGAACATTAGAAGAGCTACTAAAACCGCCAAGCTATCGCGGTGACCGATCGGTGACTTATATTATCGAAGGCAAGAAATACACTGCAAAATCACTATGTGCAGAAATAGGCTGTTCACACTCGTCGGCTCTCCAGCGATTATCTAGATGCACAACACTAGAACAATTATATAAGCCACGTAACCAACAACAAAAATTAATCGAAGGGCAACACTATACTATACAGCAAGTAGCAGATAAACTAATGTGCAAATATAATACAGCGGCAGCGAGGTTGTTCCAATCTAACACAATAGCAGAATTATTTAGACCTGTTATTAACCGTAATCAGTTAGTGAGAAACAAGCATAACGAGAAATTATTAAATCCAGAAGATCCTATTTTTAAACTAACATACGGAAAATGGTAATGTCAGAAGTATTTACAATCGAAGGAAAAGAATTTACTGCTAGACAGTTAGCTAAGATGATAGGAAAGTCTCGACAAACCGCAATGTATAGACTAAGGACCTATAAGACTATCGAGGAGTTACTCGGTGCTGAAAATTCTAATTTGAAAACGTACACGATCGAAGGGAAAGGGATTACTGTTCTTGATATAATGAGAGAAGCAAAGTGCGGAATTAATACAGCGAGATCTAGACTAAGAGAAGGAAGATGCAAAACTCTTAAAGAATTATTTAGACCTTTAGGTGAACCGTTAATCAGTGATAAGGTTCAAAGGGCTAGAAAAAATCAAACATATAAACGACATCCAGCCAACGCTAAATTATTAAATCCGGAAGATCTTATTTTTAAACTAACATACGGTAAATGGTCTTAACTATGAGAGCGCATAATGCAAAAGTATACGAGATCGAAAACGAGACTTACACTATTAAAAAAGTTAAGGCGTTGTTGAGTTGTAGTGAATCTACAGCAAAAAGACGCTTGTTAAACAGTACTACTACAGATGAACTACTCCGCCCACTAGAAAAACTAGTCTGCAAAGAGTTTATAATCGAAGGACAAGTGATTACTTCAGCTATGGTAGTAGATAGGGTAGGCTGTACGCCTAAGACTGCTATATTAAGACTAAACTCTTGTACAACATTAGAAGACGTATATAGAGCTATGGGCGTACACGTTAACTTTAAATGCAACTCGTACAATAAAAAACTATTAAATCCAGAAGATCTTATTTTTAAACTAACATACGAAAAATGGTAA